GGTAATACTTTTAAATGACTATCTTTTTTAGTTTTACCCTCTATATGATGTATTTCTGCTGGCACATAACCATAACCTAGATTTCTGCAAACAATACAGCCTATCTGAGAAACTCTGTCCATGTGCTTTCTTTCAGCTTTGTTTGGTGTTCTTCCTTTTAGTGCCATGATCTTTCTTGCCAAAGATACTATCCCAGTTTTTATCTATTTTCTTTCTGTCTTCAGGTCTTCTATTACTTCCTTTTGACATAACAAATAACTAGCAACAAATTGAATGAACTCAGTTAATATTTATTGCTAGTTAATCCTCCTATTCGCTGACAGCATATCTTCTACGTTCTTCTCTTTTATTTACCATTTTGGTTCGCCATTCTTCAAAACCAACTTTTATTGCTTCTAATTGGACTTTAGTAGATGTTAAAAATCCTTGTTTAACACCTACTAATAATCTAGCTTGATAAAGCTCTTCCTGATTTTCAGCATAATTCTCTTGCCCTGATACAGTTTTAAAACCTTTATCTATAGCTTGTGCTTTTAATTTTGCATTTATTTTTTGCACATCTGCTTTGCTTTTAAAGAGTTCGTACTCTGCTTTTTCTATTATAGGAGCAAAATTTCTTATCTTAGACATCCAACTTTCTTGTTGATCTTCTATCATTAAATTCTCCTTTTTTCTTGCATTTCCTCTAAACGTTCATCCCTCTCTACACCTTTTCTATGAGAGAGGTAATCTAATAGTAAATTATGAGCAGTAGTTTTAAATCCATCTTTAATTTTAGATAAGTCTTTAATTAAATGATCATATGCTACTTCAAATTCTAAAAATACCTGTGGATCAATACTGCTCTCTATGTCGATCACAGTATCTTTCCATTTTTGATATTTGTTATTAGGTCTTGTACTAAAATGGGATTTTGTCTTCATAATCATCCTGTTTTTTATTAGGCTCTGCGACCTCTTCAACAGCAGATTCATCCATAGGAGTATCTACAACTTTAGCTTCTACAGTTTCATCTTTTTTCTGTTCCACTGGTACGTCTAGTCTTGCATACTTATACTCTTTATCTTGCTTAGAAGTTCTATCCCAAAGTGCTATCCTAAGTTCAGCCTTTTCATTTTCCTTAACCTTAGTCACTAACTGTTTTAACAGTTCTGTACTAAGTTCAACTTTACCTGTCCAATCAGGTTGAGTACTTTTCGATTTAAAATCATTGATGTAAATCGCTCCATCACTTTGTATCTTTTCCATCTTTTTCCTCCTGTGGTAGTTTTGATACATAATCTTTTATAGCATTTACCATTTCTCTGTATATTTCAGGAAATTTCTTTTCCATAAAAGTAATATTCGGTCTGTTCTCTTCATTGAGCCACTGACCATTAACTTCTTCTTTAGTTTTAAAAAGTGTAAGACTAGAAATAAATCCATCTTTCCACATTTTAGCTCCCTCTTCCATTTGAGTTTCATTAGGAGCTAGTTTCCAATCAACAGTTTCTTCTTGTAAATCCTTACTAGGAGAACTGTCGTCATTTTCAGAATTTTTTTCACGCTGCGTGGTCGCTGCTTGTGTAGAAATATTTGACTGGTCTAGGTTTTTACTAGCCTTCGCTGATTTGTCTTCTTTTTGCGTAGTGCTTTTTTGTTTTGGCACATCTTCACCAGCATAGATATGATGTCCAAGACCAAACATAGCCAAGCACTTTACCAAACATCTCATTTTTGTATCGCTTACCTGTCTAGAGTTAGGCTCAGTTATGGCATTATTTTTATAATCCATCACAGGAAGCCACATTTCCCTTACACAGTGACCTATTATTACTGTACAACGTACCTCAGCACTTCCATCAGGGTATCTAACATAAGGCACATGGGTATTTTTATCTTCGTAAAAGTAGTATTGAGCATTAGGATAAACTTCCATGACTTTATCCCAAGCCCATGCCCAAGATAAAAAACTTAAACCCATTTTTTTCTCTACTTTATCTTCACAGTTTATGACACTAAGTTTGCTCCATATTTCACTATAATTAGGGCTATAGGCTGTTGGATCTTGTACTGCATTTACTTCATCATGTATTTTGTCGTTTATATTCTCACTACTCATGTACTGTCTCCTCGTCAGAACCCTCTAAAAGTCTGTCAAAATCTAATACACATGGCAAATATTCACTCATTACTTCGTATTTATGGTATGGCAGTGCTACTATAGACCTTACTGATATAAGCCTCTCGCCATCCCAGTAAGAGTTTATGCTTCCATTCCATTCACAATGATTGTAGTTCCAGTCAAGAATTACTTCTTGATATATTTCCCACTTTTCATCATGTGATAAAAGATTTTCCGAACTAGCTACTAAAAAGCCATCAGTATATTCATGGCTACCATCTTTGCAGAGGGTACTTACATAAAAGTAGAAATTATTTTCTACCAAATTATTTTTTGTATCATCCATTTTTACCTCCGTTAAATTGAGTACAAAATTCAGCAACTCCGCAGTAATTTCCAACACATCTTGCAAACTCGCCATGAGAATGTTCGATACTTATATCACTAGCTTCATTGCCCTTTACATATTTACTTGCTTCAGACATAGAATCAAAAACTCGCAAAGCAGTTTTTCTTCCTTTCTTTAGCACTCGATATGTGTCTTTCTTTTTCCATCTATCTTCATCCGAACATAAAGGCAAATTGCCATCAATGTCGAAGTTTAGGTTAGATGTTTGATGTTCTGATACTCTTTGTTCAATATATTCTTTTTGTTTTTTTGTTGTCCATAAAGGTATTTTTATCACTGATATTGCAGTAGAGGGATAATCACCTCCTCTTCTTTGAAGTTCTCGTTTGTTCCAATCTCTAGCTAATGCAATAATATTTAACTGGTCTATTTTTTTTCCTGTGTTCATATGATATAGCCAAGCATAGCAATTTAATTGTCTTTCCCAATCAAGTTTGCCATCCTGTAAAGCTGAGATTATGCTCCAAACAGACGTAACCTTAAAATCTTTTAGTGTATTTTCATTAACTGACATACTATCAGTCTGCCCACTTACTACCCAATTATTTACAGGATAAAAAAATCTTTGCTCTGTAATGGTATCTTCTTGATCTTGATTTGCCCTCTCTAGTATTGTGTGTACTGCTTGCCCTAATACTTTCCATATTTCGTCTGCATAATCTGATGTTAGTTCTGTTTGGTGTTTTTTGTGTAAAAGTCTTATTCTTGGAGATTGTATTAAGCCTGTGACTGATATATCTGCATTGCCTTTAGAATAGCTATCATTTTCTATGGCTCTGATTATTTCTACTGGTATATTATGTATGTTAGTGTGTTTCAATCATTCATCTCCATCCACTTACTTAAATCTTTATCTCTTTCTTCTTTAGTTTTAAACCATGACCAATACACATCATCATTGGCATATTCTAAAGCGTCATCTAATGCTTGATTTCCATACCATTCAACATACCCATAAATGAAGCCATTATTATCATCACCACTAAATTTGTATGCTTGTGTGTCATACCAATTAAATTTTTTGTAATTTATAATTTTGTAATCAGTCACTATCTCAGCACTCATCATTCCTCAACTAAAAGTTTTTCATGATAATCTTCACCTTTGTTGTGAACAGTTATCATCAATTTGCCTTCGTTGTAAAGATTATCTTGTTCTAATCTAATTTCTTTGCCCTTAAAATCTATCCAAACAAGATCATCAGACACTATTTCCATCTTAGGTTTATCCATCTTCTCCTCATAAATAAATGAATTAGTTTCTTGAATTTCAAAATCTTCAAGTTTTTCAGGCTCGTTGCCATCACCAATTCTTTGTTGATTATTGACTTCTAACCATTTATTAGGATTATTAGTAGTGGCAACTAAATCTGTATTGCCACAACTATCGTGATAGTAAATATTATATAGTGTCATTATTCTCCTCCTTCTTTTTTATAGGCACAAACTACAAAATTATAGCCTTCTGCGTTTGTATCTAAATCCAACAGATCGGTAAGTATCTGTAAAACATTTACTTTATGTGCTTGATCAAAATCAACACCAAACCAAACTCCTTTAGGAACAACAGTCCAATTATTTTTCTCTAACTCTTTTTTAGTTATCATTATCTCCCCTTGTTTCTTTTTGCTCTCGCATATTTTTAATAATTTCGATTAACAAATCTGCAAAATCGTCTTCGTGAAATTTATCTAATAGTTCAACTATCATGCTTGTATTTGATCTCATTTAATCCTCCAAATTCCTACACCATCTGAAAGCGATCTAACACTAAATTTCTTTCTTGGATTTTTATGTGTATATCTAAGTATGTAATTTCTCAAAATTTTTGCCTCTCTAGATATATCTACTTTTGCAATATTAACTTTTAACATTTGCCCTCTTTCTAGCAAATCTAAATCAATATCATATTTTCTAGGTCTTCCTACGTTTTCAGGCAAGGGTATGCCATCTTTTATTTCAAATTTCACTATATTTATCTCCAATTAAATCAAGTCGCTTAAAATGATGTTAAATACAAGTTTAATTGATGTATTGATAATGTCAAGATAATGGTTTAGGATTTAGAAATGAATAAAGAATTGCAAAAGTTACAAGGAAGCATATTGAAACAAGCCATAAGGGATGTTGCAAGCAAAGATCCTGAAACTTCTCAACAAGCTTTATTTTACTTCAATACCGAAGATTTTGCTAGTTTATGCGAACATCTGAAAATGGATAAAAAAGGGGTTAAAGACAGCATTACCGAGATGTATGATTACCCTATAATATCACGTAAAAAGATAGCTAATAAAATATCAGGCATGATAGATAAACATTTATTTATGATAGAAGAGGATGAATGCGATTGCTGGCAATAGTAAGTATATACTTACTATATTTTAATAATAAGTATATACAAGTAAGTATATACTAGTAAAAAAAATAGGAGAAAACTAAATGAATGTCAATACAGAAATTGAATGTAGCACTAGAAATTTACAACACGGACAACATAAGATTAAATGTCCTGTGTGTCAAAGCAGTAGAACCAAGAATAAAGGAGATAGACCTTTATCAGTAAATAAGGATAATAATACTGTCGCTTATTACTGTCACCATTGCGGTGAAAATGGTATCGTTAATAACAATGTGTCCACAAAACTTAATATAGTGAAAAAACAAAAAAAGGTAGATGTGCCAAAACTAGAAAATGAAAAAGCAGTGCAATGGTTAAAAGATAGAAAAATATGTCCTGATGTAGCAAAAAAATCTGGATGTCTGGCGACAGAAAAAAAATATAAACCAGTCATAGCTTTTACCTATCCTGCAGAGGATGGAGTTGAAGCTGTAAAATTTAGGACAGCAAATGGGGATAAATTGTTTTGGTGGGATGGTAATGCACAAAGGCTATGGGGTAATTTTACATATGATAAAAAATTAGACAATAAAGAGTTAGATTTATCAGATACTATCGTTGTAACAGAGGGTGAAATGGATTGCCTTGCAATTAGAACTGCTTTCAAAGACGTTGCAAATTTAGAAGTTTATTCAGTACCAAATGGCAGTCCAAACAAAATATCAGATAATAAAGTAGATCCTAGCGAAGATGGTAGATTTAAATACGTTTGGAATGAAAGGGAAAAGTTTGAGAACAAAAAAAGAATTATATTGGCAACGGATAGCGATCTCGCTGGAGATATACTAGCAGATGAACTTTCTAGAAGATTAAACAAGGCAAGATGTTATAGAGTAGATTATAAAGGCTATAAAGATAGCAATGAATTGCTAATAAGCGAGGGTAAAGATGTATTAGTAAAACAAGTCTTAGATAGCGAGCCAATACCATTGCACAACTTAAATACCATAGACAGTTATGCAGAAGCATTTCAGAGTTTATACGATAAAGGTATGCCTAGCGGTGTATCAACTGGATTTGCGAGTGTAGATAAACTTTTTACTCTTACAACAGGCAACCTTTACATTTTTACTGGTCATGCTGGGGATGGTAAATCAGCATTTATTGATCAATTAATAGTAAATGTAGGTCGTAATAATGGCTGGAAAACTTGCTTTTGTTCTTTTGAAAAACCACCGCAACTTCATAGTGTGCAACTCTCACAAATTATCACTGGTAAGCCATTTTTTAAGGGAGTGAACGAAAGAATGACACAAGAGGAGAAAGATTATGCTGAAAGCTGGATAAAAGAACATATTCTTTTTCAAGATTATTTAGACGGAGATATGCCTACAATAGAAGCCATTTTAGAAAAAGGAGCAAGTGCTGTTATGAGGTATGGCATAAGAATATTAGTAATTGATCCATTTAATTTTATACAGACAGACAAACAATATGCTTTAGAAACAGACATGGTTTCAGATATGCTTACAAAAGTTCAACTGTTTGCCAAAGCACATGATTGCTTAGTCATGTTCGTAGCTCACCCAACTAAACCAATGGACAGAAGTAAAAAACAGATAGCTACTGGTGTTGATATAGCAAAATCTTATGCTTGGTTTTCAAAAGCAGACACTGGAGTAACAGTTTTTAGAGGAGAAGACGGAGTTCAGATACACTCTTGGAAAGCTAGATGGGGCTGGCAAGGTAAGTTAGGAAGTGTTAATATGGATTTTAATTCTGTAAATGGCAGATATAAAGAAAAAGAAGAAGCAGATGACAACTTCGACTGGGAAATATAAAAAGAAGCTACATTTTAATGAGCTAGGAAATACTTATTTACACAAACAAAAAAAAATAGGTGTTGCACAGATAGGTCGTAGTAATTTAGGCAGAGCCATAGTTTACAATCAACATATAATAGATCAGTTATTTCTAGACAAAAAAATTAGTGAATTTGAACATAATGCTTGCGATAAATATCTTGGTTTAATTCACACATCAGGCACTTTTGGGATTACGGATTCATCTCCAAGAGAAAAAATATTTACTAGTCATAGTTTTTTTCAGCCTCCCAAATCTTTAATTTTAATTAAAGTACAAAGAGTGTTGAGAAAGTCATGTGGAGTTGAAAACGAAAGGATGTTTTGGCACATAATGACAAGTGAGCCAAAAAAACTATCAAAGATCGAAGTATTAGTTTTAAAAAAATGTAGTCATGCTTTACTCAACTACTGGTATATAGATACTAATTCTCCTGTATCTTTGTTTCAGCAAGCGATTGCAAACCCAATTTAATTTGAGGTTTTTCTTTTACTAAAGTACTATTTTCTATTTCCTTAATATCTAAATCTTGTTTCTCTGCTTCCTTATGTATCATATGAATAATCTGTTTATTTAAAGACCGACTTTCTTTATGAGCCAAAGCATGAGCAAGTTTATAAGTTTCTTCACTACACCTAATGAATAAATTTTTTTCCATCTTCATCCTCGTTTTCTACAATAACTTTTATTTTGTCTTGAACTTTGCCTATGGCAACACTCTCTCTGCCTACTTGAAAATACTTTCCTGTTCGTAAAGTTTCTACAGCATAAGCTAAGGAATGGGCATTAGCTAAGAGTATAGGATTATCTAATAACGTCACTGCAAAAGTCATTGCTTCTTCTTCAGTATCAAACAGCCATACGTTATGTTTCCACTCTCCTACTGAAGCATATTTATCCTCAGTGTCCATTTCAAAAGTATGTCTAACAACTGCAAACATTTAAAAATTATAAATCATTTTGCAATCATAATGAAATATTTAACGTATCAGTAGTCGTATTAGTGTTAGTATTAGTGTTAGTATTCGTATTACGCACTAATTTCTTGCACGCCTGCGTGAAAAATATTTACTAGTTATAGATTTAATAAGCTCTTCACCACCTGAAATTTTTTTTACCTACTAAACAGTCTTGGAATCGTTCTTGGGTGAGATAAAAATATTTATCAGTCATAGATTTAATAAAGCGTGCATAGATTTAATAAAGCGTGGATCTATTAATTATGTTTAGAATCAGAAAAGCTCACAGCGAACACATGGGATCTCCTGCTAGAAAAATATTTACTGGTCTGCGTTTTTTTTAACCACATAGACGTTCATTATGAAAGTAATTGCAAGGTTCTGAATTGAACCCTATTTATATGAATATAGGAAAAAACTTATTGACATTATAGTTACATAGTTTTAAATAATAGGGAAAATTAAAACTACTAACAAATATCATACATAAATACAAAATAAAATCAAACTTTTACAAAACTGAGAGAGTTGTCGATCAACAGTCACTCGATATATATAGACTAGACTAGTCCGAAGCTAGTTTTTTATTTGTTTAAGACTTTGAAACTAGCAAAACAGTTGCCTCGCAAATTGTGGCTTTTAGTTTTAAGTCTATCTAAACCTCCACACGTGTGGGAAATCGGACTGCACATATTGGCTTTGTTGTTTATCGTCTGTTCAAACCCCTCGCTAAATGAGAAAAATCAGACTAGATACTTGCACTTTTTAAGTCGTCTGACAGTCAGTATCAATACTGTTAGGAAGACTAAAGTGCCAAACAGACCTCTAAATTGTTCCTAATAATTTAGGGGATTGATAGGAGAGTATGACAAGATTTATCGTCACTCCATATCCCCGAATTAAATCTAGGATTTATAATGAAGCAGACTTCTATAGTGTTAAAGAAAAACTACTACCTGACAATAACACTAATATGAGTAATAAATAGTCTTGTCAAACTCTCTACCAAAGTCATAAGAACAATGGAGGTTCTGTATTGACGTAATTAAGACTATCAAAATATCTAATAAGTAAAATATGTTTTTGCACTGTTTTGCGTGTTTTTTTCGCCCCCATCTAAAAATATTAACTAGTCTATGTTTTTAAAAGACAATCAAAAATATTTTACGTTTCTCCCTCTAGGGTGGGAGAAACTTACCCCCCCCCTTTTTACGATCACTAAACGAACCAGCGAAAAAGTAAAATTTGTTTTTTAAACAACAAAAGATACTTTTAGATCAATAAATGTCTAAATTTTGGTAATTTGTAAAATTTCGACCTCCTAATTTCGCTTCTAACGAGTTTATTTGGTCTAAGGCATGGTAGAACACTACCTAAATAGTGTTCTACTCATTTAAGGCATATTAATCTCTATAACAATCTTCGTTGTCAATTTTGATTAATTCTCCGAATGGAATGTATTCCCTTAGTGCTTCGGTTTCTAAATTGCTTGATATTCCCCAAAATACTGGAAAATCAGGCTCGTAGTCTTGACTGATAGTAGCATAACCATCTGTAAAATATATTAAGGCTTGTATTTCATCTAATTGCTCAGTGTAATCCGCCAGCAAATTAAATACTGGTTCAAATCTTGTACCTCCTCTACCTCTAGGCTCAAAATTTAAAGTATCTCCAGCAGTAAGATCATATATATCCCACCACTCACCTTTATCATTTTTCCTAACAGTGCTGTCGCAATAACAAACATAGACTTTCTCTATACCACAATCCTCTAATATTTTTTGGCTTTCGCTGGCATAGTATTCTAATTCTTGCGAAGTGACACTCCCTGAAGTGTCGTTTGCAATCGCAACAATACCACCTTTACCAGCGACATTTCTAGCAGGTAAGTGTATTCCTCTAAATTGATGTCTTCTATTTAAAGACTTCCAGCTTGTTTCAGTCTTAAAAATACTTGTAAGACTTTCTCGTAAGTGATCATTCCAACGAATTTTGCTTAATTGATCTCCTTTAATACTTTCGGTTAATCCAGCAGTTCCATCCATTGAACAATACTTATCTGCCATATGTACATTACGTTTAATTTCTTCGCTGATTTCTTGCATTTTTACATGACTAAGTTCTTTTCCATTTTCATCAACAGGAGTAAAGACCTCACCAATACTTTCAGGAATTTGGTCATACTTATCACCAAGATTTTTCTCTTCCTCATTATTTGAAGATTTAGAATTATCTTGATCATCAGCAGTATTATCTTCATCAGTATCAGGACTAGAGGATTGATCATTGTTAGCTTTATCAAAATTTCTTTGATTATTCATTTGATCAATAGCCTTTTTAAAACTTTTTTCATCTTCATCTAAAATGCTGTAGATTTTTTCAGCACTCATACCTCTATACTTTATATCCCACATACCGCCCTCAACAAGATCAATATCAGTGTCGTAAATTAAGTAGTTATTTATCGCATAATCGCAAGCAACGTTCCACAGCTTATGATTTCTTTTACCTTTTCTTAAAGGATGTTCAAAAAGAACGTGGCAAGCTTCATGTATCAAAACTCCTTGAATTTGCTCACTAGAATGCTCTTCAACAAAAGATGGATTATATCTTATACAAGTTCCATCTGTAGCCATTGTAGGTAACGTATCGTCTTCGATTAATGGTAAAGGCATTAACATACTTGCCAAACCTATATTCTCTTTCATCAATCTTGCTCGACAAAGAACTATCTTTGGATATTTAGTCATTACCACCCCCAGCTAATTGATCCATAAAACCCTGATTAATAGGATCTACAGCTTTTTTTAACTTAGTACTAATATTAGCCCTTTTCTCTTTTGCTGTTGCACTATCCTCCCTCAGTTCTTCAGGATTTCCTATGCCAGCTAAAGCAACAACTAATTTTTGATGGATTTCATTAATAGTTTCATCATTACCGAATACGTCTTCATTCATACTAGGCAGAACTTGGACTATCCCACGTAAAGTATTAATGCCTTGATTTTTAAAAAAACTTCTATTTTTTTTATCTTTAGGATCATAATTAGCTAAACGTTCTGCTAAGTCGTAGGCTTTCTTTTCTATGTCCTTTAAATAAGTTTTCATAGAATTGTTTCTATTAACTAGAACTCTGCTTTCAACGTCATTTTTTATTCTGTTAATTACAGAGCTAGAAATATTTAACCTTACATCTTTGCCTTTATGTTCAGCCCAGTTAGGTATTTCATTAAACTTTACGTCAAAACGAAATTTACCTCTCATTCTTTCTTTGCCCTCATTATCTGTGTAATAGGTTACAAGTTTTTCAGGCTGTGGATAATCTTCTATATTAAAAGCTTCACCCAGCTTCTGTTTAGCTTCCGAGATCAAAGTAGGATAATCTTTGATAAATCCTCTAACTTCTTTCTTAAAATTTATCTCAGCTTTATCTAATTCATATACAAGCTTATCTAAATTTCTGTTAGGACATAATCTCCAGCCACTTACTACCTTTCCATCATTGTCGTGAGTATTATCATCCCAAGCTAAAGTTAAAGGGTAATAATATTCATTTCTAACTTGATTAATAATGCTCCTGAAATGTTTAGCATATTCTTTTCCCACTAAATATTTTTGTGCATTAACAGAACCTTTATCGCAATTAGTACTTTCTACTAATTTTTTTTCTAAGAATTTATCCGATTTAATTCCACTCCAAAATTTAGTAGTAAACCTCACTAATGTGGCGGTTTCAGATAAATGATTTCCTATATCACTCATCAGACACCCCCTCTATTGTTAGTTCAACACCTAATTCAGTTTCTATAACACTTTCAAATTTACAACTTTCAAGATTATGATTTTTTAGATGATAGAAAATTACTTCATCATTATCGTCAAACTTTTTTAAAGTCTTTATAAGGTCTTTAACTTTCATCTTCTCTCTCTCTAAACATCTTTCTTTTAATTCCTCATAGCAATCAAAAGCATTATGATTTTCTGTAAAATCGTTTATCCAATTTATCAATCCTTTCCTTGAAGTTATTTGAAAACTTTCATTGGTACTATGATTGTAAAAATGTATTGGTTTAAAATTATTGCTCATCTTCGTTCTCCTTATATAAAGTACCATCTTCATAAAATTTGTAATCGTTACCTTCTACAACTTCTAAAAAATTCTCTTTAGAAAAATGGTGAGCATTATCTAATCTCCACATACTCAACATTCTATTTTCTATTTCTTGTTTAAATTTCTTAGTAGAACTTTCATCTAAAACTTTATATTCTTTTTTATCTAATAGTTTTAAGGTGAATATTTTTAGGTCTTCGCACATATAATAGCCAATACCCTCATAGTTTTTTAACAACTTTTTATAGTTTTTGTTTTCTAAGGCATAGAAATCATCTTTAGGTGTTAGCACTATAAAATCTCTGTAATCACCATGTAGATTATCGGATAGTTCGTAGTTTAATGTCATGTATAAAGTTTTAGCAAAAGCTTCTAAACTTCTAATATTTTCGTCTAGCCAAGCATTAGTGTTGCTACTATCCAGCCAAAACTCTGCATATATTCTGTCGCACAATTTATTATCTTTTTTTAAATCTTCAAGATCATAAATTGTAAATTTTTTAGTTATTGTCTTAGGCATTATTCACCACCTCCAAACTCTACATCTACGTTATCGATCTTAAATTTGCTAAAGGTACTTGTATCTTTAAGCATTTCGTTTTTGCTTGTCACTTGTCTAACGAAAAATATCGAATATTCAGGAGTAGCAAATTTTTGAATATAAGAAAGAGCATGATCAAAGAACTTATAAAGATCCTTAGAGCCAGCTTTATTACCCTTAGCTTCATTAGTAATAGCATTTACTAGGGCTACAACTGTTGCAAAACAAACTCCAGCTTTTTCAGGAGTATCTACATCTTTACCGCTAAGAATGTCAGATAAATTAGGAACTTCATCAATCATGTTTACAAAGTTTGTAAACTCTAAAGAAGCTTCCTCACCAACATCACCCTCAGCTAACTTAGGTATAAGATTATTTGAGGGAGCAGTTTTCATAGTGTCACTTAACCTTACCCAGCTTCTAGGTGAGGGCTGTGCCTTTGTATCTTTACTGTCAAATTTTCTTAAATACTGACTTTGCCACTGTAAAAAACCAGTTACCGAACCATGAACATCATTTTCTAAAGCCCAAGCGAGCCAATCACTAAAATCAGCTTCAAAGTCAATCATTGTGCAACGTTGTGTAACCATAGAGGGCAAGTGTGTAGAACCAGCCCTATCGCTTGCTCTGTTACCAGCACAAACAATATGCCATCCATCAGGAAACTTATATTCACCAAGTCTTCTGTCGTATAGCAACTGTCCACATACCGCCTGAACAGAACTATGAGCCTGAGCAAATTCATCTAAAAACAACAAACCTTCGTTAGCTACAGGCAAGTTACCTAAAAAAGCTCTACATTGTTGGTTACTTTTAAGATCAATATAGGGTAAACCGCCAAGATCAATACTTTCATAAAGCGAAAGTCTAAAATCAATGAAACCAAATTCCTCCTTATTTGGTTTAACATTATCTACAACTATCTCACGACCATTTGCTAAGTCCTGAGCAACTTCAAAAACTAGAGCAGATTTACCAACTCCAGTTCCACCTAATAGAAATGGCACATTGCCACCTTCTAAAATTTTCGACATTAGCTGTTTAGCTAATTTTGGATTAACACTCATTTAAAACCTCCATTTTTTTAAATGTTAAAATTTACTGATTTCGGTCTTCATAGACCATCAACAGACTATCAAGCGATAAGTATGTTAATAAGTTTACACTTTCATCAGTAAAGCTTTTAAGCTTTAGATCAATAAATTTTATAGATATATTTAAATTTTGTTTTAGCTTCAAGAACAAAATCAACCAGATCATAATCAATGTTTTCTTCTTGTTTCTCGTCATATTTAGTTTGAGCTTCTTTTAGTACTCTTAATTTTGAAACCTTAACCAGTCTGTCTTTTTCCTCTAGTAAAATAATATATGCTCTTATCTGTCTTTTATTGAAACCATAATGAACAACTGTTTCATCAATTTGCTCTTTAGTCATAAGCCTATAATCTCTGCCTATGTCTTCTGCATTAACAATTACAAGCGTCCTAAAAGTTGCTTCATCTTGCGATAATTCTTTCTTATCTGTCATTCGTTCAAATCCTTTTATTAGGTAAAAAAATAGCCACGATTAACGTGGCTATCTTTAAGATCCTTAGACTAGTTTTTTCACTAGTCGCATTTGGTTATAGGTGTGATTACACCCAGCTACAAAACCCAGTAATTCTTCCTTACTGTTAAACCTTCTTAAATCGTGTCCATGAACATCACCAAGACTAATTGCATATTTGCTAAATATTAATCCCTGCTTCTGCACTTCTTCCGCAGTTGCTATATGATCAAAGCCAAACATTTTGACGTTATCTTCAAATTTTTTGCAATTAAAAGCATTGTAATATTTATCATGTCCAGCAAGTCGAAAATATATATTTTCTTTTGCTTCTGCGAACTCTCTATCTCTTTGCTTAACAAATTCTTCGTGACGTTCAAAAGCTTCTATCTGTTCTTGACTAGGAAAATCCATTACTTGCCCTCCTCCTTTTGCAATCTCTTTTCAATCCTTTTCATAATCAAGTCATAAAATGATTTTGCTTTTGCTCTACTTTCTGCCTTTTCGGACATACTTAAAATTCTTATAGGGATTACAACTTTTTCGTTGCAGTCGTCACAACATCTTTGCTCGTACTCACCAAATGGCTCAGGATTATTTCCAAACCCTGAGCAATAAGGCAAGCCACAAATGTGACAAGTCCAAGTGTCTTCAATCATTACTTTGAACCTCCTCAGCATTCTCCATGCTTTTTAAAATATCCCAAGCTTGTCGCATTCTCAGACCGCTTATAAATTTTGCGGTATCTTCTACAATTCTGCGGTACTCTTTTTTCTCTTCGTCACTGAGTACACTCGGACACTTTTGCACTAACATGATTTCCTCAAACTTCTTAAAAAGAAATTCGGATAGAGTTTCATCAAGAAACTTGTTATCTGCACTACTGTATTTATTAAACTCTTCAATCATACTTCTAAGAGCTTTATCGCTTAATTCTTTTCTAGACATAAGTCCTCCATTGTTTTGGCATTAATGACAACAATCTACCGCCACATAAATTGCACATAAAAGAGGGCAGTGAGTTAGAAGAAACAACACAGAGATCAGAACTCACCGCCAGCTGATTTTTTTTGAGTAATAAAGCAAAAAATCTAAAGACTTCACTAATTAAAATTAGACTTCTTATATAACTTCTTTGTGGTAAACCTCCCTTGATAAAGTTCATCATTTTATATTAGCAGAAGACACATTAAATTCAACATTATATTTGCAATCATAATGAGAGCATTACAAAGAAAAGCAGAACCAGTTAAACTTTTCATATGACAAAAGAACAGGATCAACCTAAATTAAAACTCGTAAAGAAAGAACAACAACTGACCATAAAACAAAAAGCATTTGTGGACGAGATCATTAAGGGCAAGTTAGGAAGTTATAAAGAAGCATATGCGAAAGCTTACAACGTGAAACTAACTAAGAAAGGATCAATACCTAAATGGGTAGAGGTAGAAGCTAGTCGCTTAATGTGTAACCCTAAGATATCCCAAAGTATACAGAAGGCATTCCAGAGAAAAGAGGACACAGCAGTAGCCAGCGACCTACGAACAAGAAACTATGTTGTAGATCAATTGTACAAACAGAGCAAAGAAGCGGACACCTCAGCTAGTCAAATAAGGGCATTGGAGCTATTAGGCAAATCTGTAGCCCTATTCAGTGATGTTATCCAACAATCGACAGACAGAAGACAGTCATCAGACATAGAAGAAGAAATCATTAAGAAACTTAGTCAGCTTCAAGATCAATGACCTTCCTTTAGATCCAGCTCCCACTGATCAGCGACCAGATGAAAGAGATCCAGTTTTATAGAAGCCTTATTTTTAGCCACTTTTAAAAATGTTTTTTTTATAAAGAAGAAAAGTGACACCACCCTATTTTTTTAGATCCACTAAGGATACCCACACCCCCTTGTACTGCTTGCAGTCAGCCGACAGTATATACATAGTAATTTACTCATTCAAATAGTAGATTTCATATACCCCCTACCCCCTTTTTTCAAAAAAAACGTTAAGGAATCCTAGACGCAAAAAAATTTTTTCTATTTTTATTGCTTTTTTATGTGAAGAGGTGCATTATTGTATAATCTGTAGTTAGATATACCTAGAATTTACCTATAGTATGTACCTACCATATGAACTACATACATTTTTATTCAGTTTCTACCAATTACTTATGTACTACATATATATATGAATAGTAATTTACTTAATAACATACAAAATTTGTCTAATGAGGATAAATTAGAACTTTTGAGCCTCTTAGATGAATTAGAAAACGCAAAAAAACGAGAAGATTGTGAAGATAGTTTCTTATCTTTTGTTAATTTTATGTGGGCTGCCTTTATTCATGGTAAACATCATGAAATTATGTCGGAAGCTTTTGAAAAAGTAGCTAAAGGTGAGATAAAAAGGCTAATTATTAATATGCCTCCTCGACATACTAAGTCAGAATTTGCTTCATACCTACTTCCTGCATGGTTTTTGGGTAAAAATCCAGATAAAAAGATTATTCAGACGGCTCATACTGCAGAATTAGCTGTTGGTTTTGGTCGAAAAGTAAGAAACTTAGTAAATAGTCAAGATTTTAAGAAAATATTCCCTGATGTAAGCTTGCAAGCAGATAGCAAGGCGGCTGGAAGATGGAATACTAACAAAGGTGGCGAATATTTTGCTATTGGTGTTGGTGGTGCAGTTACTGGTAAAGGTGCTGATCTACTTATTATAGATGATCCTCATTCAGAACAAGAGGGTGCTTCTTCAGATATAAATGTTTTCAATAAAACCTACGAGTGGTACACATCTGGACCTAGACAACGTTTACAGCCGAAAGGATCTATTGTTGTAGTTATGACAAGATGGCACGACAGGGATCTAACAGGTCAATTAATTGACGCAAGTGTTAAACGTGGCGGTGCAGATGAATGGGAAGTTATAGAATTACCTGCAATACTACCTTCAGGTAATCCTTTATGGGCTGAGTTCTGGAAATTAGAAGAACTAGAAGCACTAAGATCAGAACTACCTTCTGCTAAGTGGATGGCTCAGTATCAGCAAGATCCTACTGCAGAGGAAGGAGCTATTATAAAGAGAGAGTGGTGGCGAGAATGGAATCAAAACGAACCTCCGAAATGTGAGTTTATTATTCAATCTTGGGATACTGCTTTTTTAAAATCGCAAAGAGCTGACTATTCTGCGTGTACTACTTGGGGTGTTTTTTATCGTGAAGATGAAGATAGTGGCACATTAGCTCCACAAGTTATTTTATTAGACGCACATAAAGAGAGATTAGAGTTTCCAGAGTTAAAGAAGAAAGCTATGGAAAAATACAGATTTTATAAACCTGACGCTTTTATTATAGAAGCTAAGGCTGCTGGTATGCCATTAATATTTGAGTTAAGACAAATGGGAATACCAGTGCAAGAATATACACCTAGTAGGGGTAATGATAAGATTGCTAGAGTTAATGCAGTAGCTGATTTGTTTTCTTCAGGTATTGTATGGTGTCCACAGACAAGATGGGCAGAAGAAGTCGTAGAAGAGTTTGCTGCTTTTCCAAATGCTGAACATGATGATTTAGTTGATAGCAGCACGCAAGCTTTGTTAAGATTTAGACAGGGAGGTTTTGTTCCTTTATACTCAGATGAAGAAGATGAGGAAATAGAACACGACAGAACTGCAAACTATTATTAGGATATTTAATGGCAATAGAACCAAGAACACCTATTGATGGAACTATAGAACAAGAACCTGAAATAGATGATATTAGTATAACAATAGAAAATCCAGAATCAGTTGCTGTAGAAACTGAAGATGGTGGTATGATCATAGATTTTGATCCACAACAAGAACAAGATCCAAGTTCTTTTGATAGTAATTTAGTAAATTTTATATCTGATGATGATTTAGATAAAATAGGCTCTGATCTAATTAATGCTTATAGCATGGATAAAGATTCAAGAAAAGAGTGGGAAGATACCTATACTAAAGGTTTAGATCAACTTGGATTAAAAATAGAAGAACGTACACAGCCTTGGAACGGAGCTTGTGGTGTTTTTCATCCTATGTTATCTGAAGCAATAATTAGATTTCAGTCACAAGCAATATCAGAAATATTTCCAGCACAAGGTCCAGTAAAAGCAAAAATAGTTGGCAAGATAACTGATGAAAAGTCAAAACAGGCTAGCAGAGTAGAAGACTACATGAATTATTTATTAACTCATGAGATGTCTGAATATAGAACAGAAACAGAAAAGTTATTATTTTCATTACCTTTGGCAGGTTCAGCTTTTAGAAAAATTTACTATGATCCTAATTTAGATAGACCTAGCGGTATATTTGTTCCATCAGAAGATGTAGTTGTTAATTATGGAGCAAGTGATTTAGAAACTTGTGAAAGAGCAACTCATGTTATGCGTAAATCAGCTAATGATGTAAGAAAAATGCAAGTTAGTGGTTTTTATAGAGATATAGAATTATCTGAATCACAAAGTAGTTATTCTGATATTACAGAAAAGTATGATGAACTTAGTGGTGAAATGCAATCTGGATCATATGATCAAAGACACACTATATTAGAAATGCAAGTAAATTTAGATTTGCCTGGTTTTGAAGATATGAAAAATGGTATTGCTACAGGAATACAATTACCTTATGTAGTAACTCTTGAATATCCAAGCGGTAAAATTTTAAGCATTAGAAGAAACTACTATAAAGATGATGAACAAAAAAAGAAAAGATCACACTTTGTACATTATCAGTATTTACCAGGTTTAGGTTTTTATGGCTTTGGTTTAATACATATGATAGGTGGTTTAGCTAAATCAGCAACTAGTTTACTAAGACAGCTAGTAGACGCAGGAACATTGTCTAATTTACCAGGTGGTTTAAAAGCTAGAGGTTTACGTATTAAAGGAGATGATACTCCTATTATGCCAGGTGAGTTTAGAGATGTAGATGTACCAGGTGGAGCTATAAAAGACAATATAACCTTTTTACCATATAAAGAGCCATCTCCTACACTTTATCAGTTACTGCAAAACATAGTAGAAGAGGGCAGACGTTTTGCTAGCATTTCAGATATGAAAATATCAGATATGAATAATCAAGCTCCTGTGGGAACTACTCTTGCTTTACTTGAAAGAAACATGAAAGTTATGAGTGCTGTGCAAGCTAGACTTCATGCTTCCATGAAAAAAGAGTTTAATATTCTAGTTGGCATAATTAAAGACTTTGGTAATCCAAGTTATCCATATGAAGTCAGTGATGAAGAATTTATAAAGTCTGAAGACTTTGACGATAGAGTAGATGTTTTACCTGTATCAGATCCAAATGCAGCTACTATGGCACAAAGAATAATGCAATATCAAGCAGCATTTCAATTAGCACAATCTGCACCGCAGATGTATGATATGGAAGAATTACACAGACAAATGTTAGAAGTTTTAGGCATTCAAGATGTAGATAATATAGTTCCTGAATCTGATGATATTGATCCAGTAGATCCTGTATCAGCAGTTCAGAATATTATTAATAATAAACCAGTAAAAGCTTTTGAACATCAAGATCATGACGCACACATACAAACAGTGGTTGCTGCACAACAAAACCCAGAGATAGTCGCTTTAGTGCAGCAGTCGCCTTTAGCTAATAATATATTAGCTTCAGGTTCAGCTTATGTAATAGATCATTTAACAATGAAGTTTAGAAATGAAGTAGAAAAAGAAATGGGTATAGAATTACCACCACTAGGCGAACCTATCCCTGTAGATATTGAAAAACGAATATCAGAACTTGTTGCAGAAGCTGCTCAGAGAGTTGGAGTAAATGCTCAACTTAGAGAGGATCAAAGAAGAATAGAAGAGCAACAGAGAGATCCAATGCTTGTAATGAGAGAAAGAGAAGTTGCTGCAAAAGAAGCAGAAGTACAGAGAAAATCTATTGGTGATCAAGCTAGATTTACATTAGCTGCACAAAAACAAGCAGCTGAACAAGAATTAAGAGCTATTGAAGCAGCAATAGAAAGAGATAGATTAAAAGCTGAAACTATCTTAGAGGGTATGAAAGTTGGTAATGATATTGCTAGCACATTGCAAGAACAAGATCGTGAAAGCAAAAAGCAATCCAAAGAAGACTTTAAGTTAGGGCTTGACATAGCAAAAGATATAGTTAAAGATATTCAGTAATGAAGAGTGTGCAAGTTGCAATCAAAGAGCAATCACTGTCTGAGTATCTTAAAAAAACTCTACGTAAACATATGAATGAACACGCAGATCATATATCAACAGGTAGTTGTAAAGATCATGCAGAGTATAAATCTATGTGTGGTGTTATAAATGGATTAGCTATTGCAGAACGTGAAGTTTTAGATTGGCTAGAGCAACACTCCAGAAAATAAATATTATGAGTGACGCTGTAAATATAAAACCTGAAAGTGTAGCAGAACCTAAAGTAGATTCTAAAATTAAAAGTCAATTACCTGAACCTAAAGGCTGGAAAATTTTAGTAGCTATGCCTGAAGTAGATGAAAAAACTGAGGGTGGTATTGTAAAAGCTACACAAACTATTAGAGATGAAGAGGTCAGTAATATTTCTGGATATGTATTAAAATTAGGTCCAGATTGTTACAAAGATAAAAATAGATTCCCTAGTGGACCTTGGTGCAAAAAAGGTGATTGGGTTGTTTTCAGAGCTTACTCAGGAACTCGCATGAAAATGTATGGAAAAGAGTTTCGTTTAATTAATGATGATACTGTAGAAGCAGTTGTCGAAGATCCAACAGGAGTGGTAAGAGCATGAGTGATCAAGCTGAAAATAAAATAGAGACTACGTTTGAAGAAGACGCTGATGGAAAAGTAGTTCCACAGACACAAGAAGATAAATTTTTTGGTGTACAAACTGAAATAGCAAATAAAGAAGTTAAAGAAAGTAAAGACGTTGCTGTAGAAATTGTAGATGATACGCCTGAAGAAGATAGACGACCAGCAAAAAAACAAAATAAAGAACAAAAAGTTGATAACGAAGAAGTAGATAAAGAAATATCTGAATATAGCAAAAGAGCTGCAGATAGAATAAATCAAATAAAATATGAGTTTCATGAAGAACGTAGAGCTAAAGAAGCAGCACAAAGAGAATCTACTGAAGCAGTTAAAAGATTACAAACTATATTAAATGAAAATAAAAGATTACAAACCATAGTAGATGAAGGTGGTAAAGTATTAAATCAACAAGCTTTAAATAATGCTCAGTTTGCTAAGTTAAATGCACAAGAAAAATATAAAAAAGCATATGATGAAGGTAACTCAGATGAAATGGCAAAAGCACAAGAGGAGCTTTCTAAAGCAGTTTTAGCTGAACAGCAAGCACCTGGATATGCACAAGCTATTCAACAGCAAATACCAGAAGCACAAACTGAACAAAAGTTACCAGAACCTGATCCTGCTTTAAACGCATGGGCACAAAAAAATCCTTGGTTTATGAGTAACGATCCAAATCATCAACAAATGACATCTTATTCTTTGTATTTAGATAAAAAGTTAAAATCAGAAAATATTGATCCAGTTAGAGATTCAGAAAAATTCTATGCAGAAATAGACAAAGGAATGAGAGAAGAGTTTCCAAGTTTTTTTGGTGTATCACAGCAAAACATACAAGAGAATGAAGTGGTACAAACTGAAGAAAAACGACAACCTGCAAATGTTGTCGCACCTGCAACGAGGGATAGCGGGAATAATAACCCTCGCAACGTAGTATTGACTAAGACGCAAGTTAAATTAGCACGACAACTTGGTATTACGCCTGAGCAATACGCAAAACAACTATTAAAAGGTTAGTTATATGAATGATAAATTTGAAGAAAAACTAAACGAAAAAGATTCAGTTGAATCTGATCAAGTGCGTAACCCTAGGGGTTCAGAAAGCCGAGAGGTAACTCAACGAGTAGAGAGTTGGGAAAATCCATCTAATTTACCAAGTCCAAATCCACAAGCTGGATGGGTTTTTAGATATATTAGAACTAGTTTATTAGGTAATACTGATAATCCTAATGTGTCAAAAAAATTCAGAGAGGGCTGGATTCCATGTAAAGCGGAAGATCATCCAGAACTACATATTCAGATGATGGATCATAAGTCCGAATGGGCAGAAAAAGGACATATAGAAATAGGTGGTCAGTTATTATGCAAAATGCCAAAAGAGAAAGCAGACACTAGAGATCAATACTTTAAGAATATGGCTGCTAATCAAATGGAATCTGTTGATAACGCATATTTTAAAGATCAAGATTCTAGAATGGCTACAAAACAAGTTTTTGAGAGAAAAACAAAAACAACTTTTGGTAGAGATTCTTAAATCTTATTATATTAACAATTAATTTTAATCATTTTAAGGAGATAAAATGGCAGCAAGTGCAGCACCTCATGGTGCAAGACCTGTAGGATCATTAGTATCTTGTGCGTATAATGCAAAGATTTCTCACTATAAAATTAAAAATAATTATGGCACAGCCATATTTTATGGTGACTTTGTAAAGTGGGCGGATGATAATCCAAACACAACTATACAAAAAGATACAGGAACAACCTCTTTAACACCTATTGGTGTTTTCTTGGGAGTTTCTTACACTGATCCAGTATCAGGAGAATTTCGACAAGACAATCAATATCCTGCTTCAACAGCAGCAGATGATATTATTGCTTACGTAGCGTCTGATCCATTCTTAGTAATGCAAATGCAATCAGATGAATCGCTTGACCAAGATGACTTGGGCAAGAATGTAGCAGTGGTACAAACTGCTGGTTCTACAGTTTTTGGTGTTAGTAAAAACGCCATTGATGGTAGTACAGCAGCAACAACTAATACACTACCTTTAAAGATTATCGACTTTGTTGATGGTCCAGATAGTGCTATTGGTGATAGTAAAACTGACGTATTAGTTATGTTCAATGTTGGACATCAACTACTTAACACAACAGGTATAGGTTAATAGGAGAATAACATGGCAGCTATTTCAAGAGCAAATCAGCTAAAACAACTTCTTCCTGGACTTAATGCACTGTTTGGTGAAGAGTACAATAATTACGAAAACGAGCATGAACAAATTTATGTAAGTGAAAACTCTGAGAGATCATTTGAAGAGGAACTAAAACTTTCAGGATTTGGAGCTGCTCCAGTAAAAGATGAAGGTGCAGCAGTATCTTATGATGTCGCACAAGAATCTTTTGTAGCACGTTATTCACATGAAACTATTGCTATGGGCTTTAGTATCACAGAAGAAGCTATGGAGGATAATCTCTATGTTTCACTATCTGCTAGATACACAAAAGCTTTAGCAAGAGCTATGGCTTACACAAAGCAAGTCAAAGCAGCGTTTCCATTGAATAATGGATTCAGTAATTCTTTCCAATCTGGAGATGGGGTAAACCTATTTACAGCAAGTGGTGATGGAGTTACTGGTGGTGACGGACATCCATTGGTTAATGGCGGTAAGAACTCAAACAGACCAGTTACAGGTGCTGATTTAAATGAAACTTCTTTAGAAGACGCAGTAATTCAAATCGGTAAATGGACTGATGAAAGAGGTCTTAAAATCGCAGCAAGACCAAGAAAGTTAATCGTTCCATCAGACCTACAGTTTGTTGCAACTCGACTACTGGAGAGTGAATTTAGACCTAGTTCTGCTGACAATGACATCAATGCAATTAGAAACAATGGTGTGATTCCAGAAGGCTATTCAGTTAATCATTATTTAACTGATACAAATGCTTTCTTTTTAATCACTGATGTGCCTGATGGCATGAAGCATTTTGTCAGAAGTCCTATGGTTTCAAGCATGGACGGAGACTTTGACACTGGTAATGTTAGATACAAAGCTAGAGAAAGATATTCCTTTGGAGTATCTGATCCACTTGGTATCTTTGGTTCACCAGGATCAAGTTAATACTTTAGGGGAGCATAAGCTCCCCTTTTTCTATATCTAGGGATTTTTTTAACTTTTCTATCGACTGCCCTAGCAGACAAGCCAAGACGATAGATTTTTTTCCGAAGGAGGAAACATGGCAAATACTTCTTTTAATGGACCAGTAAGGTCCGAAAATGGCTTTAAAGTCATATCTAAAGATTCAAGCTCAGGAGCTGTAACAGAATCATTTGTATTAGATGGTTCAGGTTTACAAGTAGCACCTGTAGCACTAGCTGATTCAGCAGCTATTTCGCTAACAGCAGCAACACATGGTGGTAGGGTATCAGTAGTACCTGCACTAGGTCAGAACTGCACATTATCGCTTCCTTCACCATCAGCAGGAGTTTACTTCAAGATTATTTATGGTGGTGCAGCAGAAGAAACAGAAAATCTTATCATTGATTCAGGTTCAGATACCAACTTCTTTTTAGGCGGTATTGTTCATTTAGATTCAAATGCAGATAACGTATCTGTGTTCGCAGATGGAAACTCAAACTCTATATTAACTCTTACAGACTTCGGTGTGTTTGAGATTAATATATTGGCAAAAGATTCAACAAACTGGTATATCTGGGGTAGCCAAGAAGGTGCAGATGTTCCAGCATTTACCGACCAATCTTAATAGGAGTAAACAATGGCTGATACAGTAACTTCACAAACTATCATAGATGGTGAAAGAAACTGTGTTATGAAGTTTACTAATGTTAGTGATGGCACTGGCGAATCTGCGGTAGCTAAAGTAGATGTTTCTGAATTAGCTCCTAATGCAGAGGGCGTGGCTTGTTCAGAAGTACGAGTACTTAGAGTAAGTCATGCTATCGTTGGTATGTCTGTTCAATTATTTCTTAATGCTTCTTCTAATGTTTTACTTATGGAATTAGCAGAAAGTAGTAATGGACATATGGACTTCAAAGACTTTGGTGGTCTTCCTAATAATGCAGGAAGTGGCAAGAATGGAGACATTTTATTTACTACTAAAGGACACAGTTCAGGAGATACATATTCAATCGTCTTAGAGATGATTAAAGTGTACTCTGACTAAGGAGAAACTATGTATTATATTTCTGAAAATGGTGATTTTCCTGCACAATATTTTGTTTTAAAACAAGATGATGATGGAATACTTAGACCAGTATTTGGTCCAGATCCTGATTTAGAAGACGCAGAACGTAAACACGCAGAGTTATCTGGTTCAGGTAAAAGAGCTAGAAATGATAAAGGTCATTTTATAGCTGATGATGAATCTACTCCAGATGTAAACGAAGCTTATGTTTCAGGTAAAGCTCCTCTAAAAAAGAAATCTAGCAAACCTAAAAAGAAATCTGTTAAAAAATAATGTTAGATAAAACTCTATTGATGAAAGAAATACGTCAATGGAGTTCTGATGTATTAGAAAAACCAAATAAAAAATTTAATAATTTACCTGCTTGCCCTTTTGCAGAACACTCTTGGAATAAGAAAAGAGTAAAAGTTGTATCAGGGGAGGGAGGTCTTTGGAAAGATTTAATACAGTATATACAAGATTTTGACGATAGTTATGATGTCATAATATATTGTGGCAGTGACTACGAAGAAATAACTTGTGAAGAATTTGAAGATAGATTACAAATTTTATTAGATGTAGTAGTTAAAAAAAATTTATATATTATGGGATCACATCCTGATACTGTTATAGATTATTCTGCTGATCAAGAAAATTTTGAATCTGAATTAGACGAAGACTATTATCAAATTTATTTACAAAGATTAGATACATTAGTAAAAGCGTCTGATAGTATAATGAAGAAAGGGTATTATAAAAATTATCCTGACAATGTTTTAAAAATGCTTACTGAAAGGAGGACAAAATGGCAGGCATGATGAAAGATAAAATGAAAAAGAAAAAAGCTCCAGGTATGAAAGGTGGTAAAGCCGCTAAAGCTAAAGCTAAAAAGAAAAAAGTAAATCTTAGAGGCGGCAAAATGCCTAAAAAGAACCTTAGAGCTGGTGGTGCGTCAAAAGCTAGAAAAGATAATGGCGGACCAATAATGTTTCAAGATTACGTTAAAAAAATGTTTGGTGGTGGCAAGACTAAGTAAAATATGTCTAGAGCCTCAAAGGATTCTAGGTTGGCTAAAGCAGGAGTTTCAGGCTATAACAAACCTAAAAGAACACCTAATCATCCAACTAAGTCTCATGTTGTTGTCGCAAAAGATGGCGATAAAGTTAAGACAATTCGTTTTGGACAACAAGGTGTAAAAGGTGCAGGTAAAAATCCTAAAACAAAAAAGGATAAAGCACGTAGGAAATCCTACTATGCTAGACATAATGCACAAGATCCTAATCCGAGCAAATTAAGTGCTAGATACTGGTCACATAAAGTAAAATGGTAATTACAAGAGCCAATACTAGAATAATGACCAGTAAAGCACCTGCTAAGAGGAAAAAAAATGCCTTTAAGAAAAGGAAGATCAAGAGAAGTAATAAGCGATAATATATCAAAGCTTAGAAAAGAGGGTAAACCGCAAAAACAAGCGGTAGCTATAGCACTACAAAAAGCTGGTAAAAGTGAAAAGAAAAAGAAGAGATCCTAAAGTAGGAACAGGAAAAAAACCAAAAGGTAGTGATAGAAGACTATATACTGATGAAAATCCAAAAGATACAGTTAGTATTAAATATGCTACACCAGCAGACGCTAGAGCAACTGTAGCAAAAGTAAAAAGAATAAAAAAACCTTTTGCACGTAAAATACAAATACTTACTGTTTTAGAACAAAGAGCTAAAGTAGCAGGTAAAAATGAACAAGCAAGAATAGCTAAAAAAGGTAAAGAAGCTATTAGAAGAAAAGAAGGTAAATAATGGCAACAAGTGGTACAACAACATTTAATTTAGATTTATCTGATATTATGGAAGAAGCATATGAGTTATGTGGTCTTACCATGAGATCAGGATATGACTACAGAACAGCAAGAAGAGCTTTAAATTTAATATTTTTAGAGTGGCAAAATAAAGGTCTAAATCTTTGGAAGATAGAACAAGCAACACAAACTCTTACAGCAGGTACTAGTAGCTATGCAGCAGAAACATCAGCACTAGAAATAGTAGACGCTTTTATAAGAACTGATAGCGGAGATACTGATAAACAGTTTGATCAACAACTTACAAGAATATCTAGAACAGAATACAATCATCAAGCAAAAAAACTTTTAAGATCAAAGCCTACACAATTTTTTGCAGATAAAGGAACTAGTGGTATAAATATAGTTTTATGGGCAACACCAGATGATTCGCAAACATATACTTTAGTTTACGATTATATAAAAAGAATAGAAGACGCTGGTTCAGTTGCTTCTAACAATGCAGATGTACCAGCTAGATATTTACCATGTTTAACATATGCTTTAGCTTATAACATAGCTTGTAAAGAGCCTGAAGCTTTAAATAAAGTTAATATGATCAGAGGTAGATATTTAGAACTATGGGATGAAGTTTCTGACGCAGATAGAGAAAGAGCTGCAGTAAAATTTGTTCCAGGTGGAACTGTTTATTAATTATGGCATATGCAAAAGCTTCTAAAGCACTAGGAATTTGTGATAGATGTGGTTTTACATTTAAATTAAAAGAACTTAAATATGAAGTAGAAGATGAAACAAGAAATGGTTTAAGAGTTTGTTCAGATTGTTTTGATCCTGATCATCCTCAGTTTCAAGTGGGAAGATTAAATACATCAGATCCAATGGCTTTATTTAACCCTAGACCAGATTCTGGAGAAAAAGATTCTACAGTTTATTTTGGTTTTGAGCCAGTTTCAAGCACAGGTATAATTTTACGTGGAGAAACAGGAGTAGTTAAGGTGGTAATAGAATGACCTATTCAGAATTAAAAAGTTTAATACAAAATTATTTAGAGAATACTGAAACAACTTTTGTTGCAGATTTACCTAAGATCATAGAACAAGCAGAGGTTAGAATACTTAAAAGTGTAAAGTTACCTGTATTTAGAAAAAATGTAGAGGGTTCTGTAACTTCTGGTAATAAATATTTAAATACTCCATCAGATTTTTTAGATAATTTTTCTTTATCTATAACCAATTCAAGTAGTCAAGAATTTTTATTATATAAAGATGTAAATTTTATAAGAGAAGCATATCCAAACGCTTCAACTACAGGAGTGCCAAAACACTATGCTTTATTTGATAATACTACTTTTATATTAGGTCCTACACCTAATGCTACTTTTACCGCAGAATTACATTATTTTTATAAACCAGCTTCTATAACTGCAGGTGCAGATAGTGGTACAACATGGTTATCAACTAATGCTGAGAATGCTTTACTATACGGATCTTTGTTAGAGGGTTATACTTATATGAAAGGTGATCCTGATTTAATGCAAGTTTATGAAAAAAGATATGATCAAGCTTTAGCTAGATTAAAAACTTTAGGAGAGGGTGAAAATACAAGAGAACAGTACAGAGATGGAGTTTATAGAGTTAGAAGAACATAATGTTTAATGTAGATGTTAAATCTGGTGTAGGTGATATAGGAGTAAAAACAACTCATAATAAAGGTCTTAGTCCTGAATATTGGACAGAAAGAGTAGTAGAAAGATTAGTATCAATAAGCGATAATGCTGATCCTATGGTGAAAGCACAAGCTGAAGCTTTTAAAGAATCAATAACTAATTTAATTCTATTATATATGAAACAAGCTGTATCAAGTGATAGAGCTACTGTGGCAGGTTTATTAGAAAAACAAGGTCATAAAGATATGGCTGAAATTATAAGGAGATTATAATGGCGATAACGCAAGCAATGTGTACATCATTTAAAAAAGAACTTTTAGAGGGTGTGCATAATTTTAAAAACTCAGGTGGTAATGATTTTAAACTAGCACTTTATACAAGTTCAGCTAGCTTAGACGCTTCTACCACAGCATACACTACTTCTAATGAAGCTAGTGGTACGAACTATACAGCTAAAGGAGCTTCTCTAACTAGAGTTGATCCCTCTACTTCTAGCACTACAGCACTTACAGATTTTGCTGATTTAACTTTTAGTAATGCAAGTGTTACAGCTAGAGGCTGTTTAATATTTAATGACACTGCTTCAGGAGATCCTGCAGTTTGTGTTTTAGATTTTGGAGCAGATAAAACTTCTACTGCTGGAGATTTTACAATACAGTTTCCTACAGCAGACGCTTCAAATGCAATAATTAGAATAGCTTAACTATGGCAATAATTAATGGTTGGGGTAGAGGCACTTGGGGAGAAGGTGCTTGGAGTAATCCTTTACCAGTTGATGTTACTGGAGTTGCTGGTACATCAGCTTTAGGAAACGAATCAGTTTCTATAAGCACTGTTTCAGGTGTTAGTGCAGTAGTTGCTACATCTGGTTTAGGTGATGAATCAGTTACAGCAACAGCTAATGTAGCGGTTACAGGACTAGTTGGAACTTCAGCACTAGGTAATGAATCATTAATTACAAATAACAATTTATCAGTTACAGGTTTTGCTGGAACAACATCATTAGGGGATGAAACAGTAACTGCAGACGCTAATTCTTCTATAACAACATTAGACGCATTAGCTCTAAGTTTAGGTGGAGTAAATGTTTGGGGAGCAATAGATACTTCACAAACACCAAATTATAGTAATATAAGTACATCTCAAACGCCTGATTGGCAAGAGGTGGCATAACAAAGGAAAATTATGGCAACGTATGTAAACAATTTAAGATTAAAAGAAATAGCTACAGGTGATGAAGCTGGAACATGGGGTACTTCTACTAATACAAATTTAGAATTAGTTGGAGAGGGTTTAGGTTTTGGTACTGAGGCTATTACAACAAATGCAGATACTCATGCTTCTACTGTAGCTGATGGTTCAGCAGATGAAGCTAGAGCTATGTACATTAAATATACAGGCACATTAGACAGTGCTTGTACTATAACAATAGGACCAAATACATTAAAGAGAGTTCATTTTATAGAGAATGGTACGTCAGGTAGTCAAAACATAATAATAAAACAAGGTTCTGGATCTACAGTAACTATTGGTCCAGGAGATGTTAAGGTAGTTTATCTAGATGGTGCAGGCTCAGGTGCAGCAGTAAATGACGCTTTTGCAAGTTTATCAACAGTAGATTTAAAAGTTAGTGATGATTTGACAGTTACAGATGACGCTTCTGTAGGTGGCGACTTATTAGTAAGTGGTGAAGTGCAAACAGCAAATATAGGTTTTACAGATGGAGATAACGCTATCACAATAGCTGATGGCGGAGGTATAACAGCAGCAGCTGGTATTACATCAACAGCTGCTTCAAATACTTTTGGAGCTACATCTTTTAATGACGCAAATATTACTAACGTTGGCGATATTGCTTTAGATAGTCTATCAGCAGATGGATCTAGTATTTCAATAGCAAGTCCTGTAGTAATAAATGGCTCAACACCAACTTTAACTATAGGTGACGCAGGTGAAGAAGATACAAAATTAGTTTTTGATGGTAATGCTCAGGATTTTTATATTGGTTTAGATGATTCGGCAGATGATCTTTTAATAGGTAATGGTAGCACTGTAGGTTCTAATGTAGCTATTGGTGTTAATGAAAGCCAAGTTGTGCAATTTAATGGAGCTTATACTTTCCCAACATCAGATGGTAGTGCTGATCAAGTATTAAAAACTAATGGTAGTGGAGCTTTATCTTTTGGCACTGTATCTGCTGGCACACCAACATCAATAGCTGACGCTGATGGTGACACTAAAGTTCAATGTGAGGAATCCTCTGACGAAGATAAAATCAGATTTGATACAGGTGGTTCAGAAACAGCGTCTATAATTAGTACAGGTTTGCTTGTCGGTGGTGGATTTAGTGGTGGTATGTTTGAAAATGAAGCTTGTAATATTAGAAAATCAGGTAGTAATGATGACGCAGTTTTAGCCTTAGATTCAGATACAGGTGACGCTTCTTTTTATAGATTTATAAGATTCTACAGAAAAAATACTAATTCTAGTTTAGCTAAACTTGATTATGACCTTTCAGGAGATTCTATTTCATTAGCAGTAGAATCTGATGAAAGATACAAAACAATTACAGGACCTGCTGATGGTTGGAATTTAATTTCTAAACTAGAGCCAATAAAATATACAAGACCATCTGAGGGTGTAACTAATGGATGTGGTTTTGGAGCACAATCTTATAAGCAAGCTTTTGATGATATAGGAGAGTATGCAAGAGGTGTCACAGAGGGTTCTGATACAGAAAAGTGGATGTTAGATTATTCAGTACTAGTGCCAAACTTAGTAAAAACTATACAAGAGCTAGAGGCTAGAATAGCTACATTAGAAGGTAGTTAAGATATGGATGAACAAAAATTTTATGCAAATGTTTTACAGCTAATAGATGTTTCTGTAAGAAGAGGAGCTTGGGAAGGTACAGAGCTAGCTTTGTTGGCACAAATTAGAGAAGAGGTAGTTATAAAATTAAAGAATTGGTCAAATGGTATAGATGTTCCAGAAAGTTCAAAAGAATTATCTGAAAAAAATAAAAATGAAAAAAGTTAGTTCTATGGAAAAAATTATTTCACATGAAAAAGAATGTGCTATTCGTTATGAAAATATAGAAAAGCGTCTAGAAGATGGTTCTAAAAGGTTTGATAGACTAGAACTTATGTTGTGGGGAGTATATCCTTTTATTGTAGGAGCATTAGTAGTAAGTAGGTATTTATCATGAGTAGAGCAAAAAAAGTTATATCAAGAGTTGTAGGCAAGCTTAAAAAGGCTAGCAAGGCTCATGCTAATCAAGCAAAAAGTTTAGAATCTTTAAATTTTAAAAAAGGTGGTAAAACTAAAAAAAGCAAAAGCAGAGTTAATGAAGCTGGTAATTACACAAAACCTGGTATGAGAAAAAGATTATTTAATAAAATTAAAGCAGGCGGTAAAGGTGGTAATCCTGGTCAATGGTCTGCAAGAAAAGCACAGATGTTAGCAAAACAATACAAGGCTGCAGGTGGCGGTTACAAATAGTATATTCATTGATGATTTAGAAATACCAAAATCTAATCATCCAAATATAAAAAAATTAAAAAATGCTTGTAATGATCATACAGATCATGGCAATAAAGTATGGAACTCTAGTTTAGTTTTAATAGACGCAATTAAAGATTTAAATATAAGATTTCATGACAATAATCTTGTTTTAGATTTAGGTTGCGGTTGGGGTGTTTTAAGTTCTTATTTAGCTTTAAATGGAGCAAATGTAGTAGGAGTTGATAAAGATCCTAACGTAGAACCATATTTTAAGTGTGTAGCAGATATAAATAATGTAAGTACTTTATTTTTATGTGATGATTTTTTTAAAAAAGATTTTGAAATAGACTACGATTATTTTATAGCTTGTGATGTTTGTTTTTGGAAAAAACATATTAAACAGTGGAAAAAGTTTATTAAAAGAGTTGTCAAAGATGGTAAACAATTATTAATGTGTGATCCTGGTAGAGAAAGTTTTTGGGAACTGCTTAAAATATGTGATGTGCCACACATAGTAGAAAGGCATTATATTAGTAAACCTAGAAAAACAGATTCTTACATAGTTATTTTTGGAGAATAATATGGCACTTAAAAAAACACAAAAAAGTTTAAAAACATGGACAGGTCAAGATTGGACTACAGCTAGTGGTAAAAAGTCATCTGAAACAGGTGAAGTTTATGCTCCTAGAAAACAAATAGAAAGATTAAAGTCTACTCCAAAAGGCAGAAGAAAATTAGCTGCAGCTAATAGAAAAAAGAGAGAGGCAACTAGAAAAGGCAAACAACACGCTAGACATGGTTTGCATAAAGGTAAAAGAAGATAATGTATGAATATAAGTTTAAATTAGATAGAGTTGTTGATGGCGATACTATAGATGTAGTTATAGATTTAGGTTTTTCTATTCTACATAAATGTAGAGTACGCTTATTTGGTATTGATACTCCAGAATCTAGAACTAGAGATTTAGATGAAAAAGCTAGAGGTAAACTTGCAAAAGACTTTTTATCTTATTGTTTAGCTTCATCTGATGATCACGTTATAAAAACTAGTGTAGATGGTAAAGGTAAATTTGGTAGAGTACTTGGCGAAATATATTGTGATGGAAAAAATATTAATCTTTTAATGATTGATAAACATCATGCAGTTGCATATAAAGGACAAAGTAAAGATGAAATTGCCTCACAACATTTAGCAAATAGACAAATTTTAATAGATAAGGAAATATACATTCCTATAGATTAAATAAAATCAAAAAATTACAGGAGGAATTATGTTAGAGTTTTTTGAATATATTATAAGATGGGTACAAGTAATACCTTGGTTAGTAATGATTGCTTCCATAGTTGCAGCTTGCACAGATACTCCCAAAGATGATTTAGTAATAAAAAAATATTATAAATTTATAGATTGGTTAGCTTTAAATGTAGGAAAAGCAAAGGATAAATAAATGGATCAAGATAGTAGATTTAGAGGTGATATGGACAGAAATGAGGTCGAGATGGACCTCAAAAAGTTTATGGCTATGATAGAGGAAATAGGTGCTCTAAAAGATAAAATAAGAGAGCTAGAAGATACTAAAAATGTTAATCCTCACCAAAAATGGATTCATCTAGCGAGAGCTGTAGATTCATGGCGTATATTCCCTAGAGCTTTTTTAAGTGTATATATATTTTTACTATATTATTCAACAATGTGGTTTATGGCTTTAGAAGAGCCAAGTTTTGAACAATCAGGTTTAATATCAATAATAGTTGGAGCTGGTGCAGCATGGTTTGGTTTATATGCTGGCACATCTAACTCTTCAAAAGGATTTAAAGGTGAAGATAAGTAGATTAATAATATTTTTTATATTTTTGTATTGTGGTAATGAATTATTAGCACAAGAACAAACAGGAACTTGTACTGTTGGTAGTCAGTATTGTGAGGCATTAAATACAACTAATACGACAACGACTACAAATACAAATACAAATACCAACACAAATACAAATACAAATACTAATTCAAATACAAATGTTAATACTTCAACATCAACAGCTAGCAATACTAATGTAAATACAAATACTAGTACTGCTAATAATACTAATACAAATGTCAATACATCTACTTCTTCAGCTAATAATACTAATGTAAATACTAGTACAAATAATAATACCAATACTAACGTTAATACTTCTACATCAAATTCTACTGTTAATTCTACTGTAAATCAGAATGTAAATAACACTACTACATCTAACAATACAAATAGTAATTATAATGAATCTAATTCAACTTCAAATAATACCAATACTAATAATAATTACAGTGAATCAAATTCTAATGTAAATACTAACAATACAAATATAAACGAGAATAATACAACTTCTAATAATACAAATAGAAATATAAATGAAAGTAAATCAGAACAAGTAATAACACAAAATATAAATACAAAAGCACCTCCAGCTTCTGCTATAGCACCAAGCATAATGAGTTATTCTCAGGATCTTTGCACAACAGGTTTATCTGCAGCATATCAAGGGCAGATATTTGGTTTTTCTGGTGGTAAAAGTATTAGAGATGAAAACTGTGAAAGATTGAAACTTTCTAAGTATGTTTATGATATGGGCATGAAAGTAGCAGCAGTAGCTTTGTTATGCCAAGATGAAAGAGTTTTTTCAGCTATGTGGAAAGCAGGAACACCTTGTCCTTATAATGGCAAGATAGGAGAAGAGGCAAAAGCAGAGTGGGTTTCTAACGCATGGGAAAGACCTGATAGATTGCAAGCAGAAGAAGATTTTTTACGAAAATGTATGGAACAAATAAATCCTAATTGGAGAAAAAGAAGTTGGGGTGAAAAAATTACATCACCTTTAAGTGATAAACCTTTTGCTTCTAAATATAAAAGTAGGAGACAATGCTTAGACGAATTTTATGGCTAGTATTTATATTCTGTTTAAAAATACAATCTCAGTATATATACGAAGCTAATCAGCCTTTATATCATTTACAAACAAATGCTAATTCTTTTGAGGGTGAGCTTGCTTATGAAATTGTAGATGATGGCATTTCGCCAGCTATAGATTTTTCTTTTGATTTTAATTTTTATGGCAATACTTTTAATTCAGCTAGAATGGCTACAAATGGGTGTTTGCATTTAGGTTTAACATCTACTGCTTATGCAGATTATTGTGGAGATTTTACTCCTGATCCTTTGCCTAGATATAAAAATACTCTTTATCCATTTTGGACAGATTTGATTAGAGATAATAATTCAAGAATTAAATCATATGGCGATAATGAAAAGATGATTTTTGGTTGGTATGATTTGCGTGAGTACAATAGAAGTGGTACAGACAATAGTTTTGAAATAATACTTTGGTCAAATCATACATTTGAATATAGATATGGTGCACTTAATATAATTAATCATGATGTTTTAATAGGTGAACAAGGACCAGATTCTAGTAAAATATACACGTATTTATTTCATGATGAATGTAATACAGGATCTACTAATTCAAGCAGTTGTGTAAATACTAATTGGAATAATACATCTTTTAATACAACTTTAGAGAATGGTGGCTCACTTTATAGTGATGGTTCAGACCATAGTATAGATTGTAGCAATCCTTTAAATGATTCTAGTTGCACTGGTTATGCAGACGCTTTTTTAAATCAACAATGTAATTTATCACAACTCTACAGTACAAGCTGTCCTAACTATGACGAGGCTTTTGATGAGCAACAATGTGATGATGATCCTCAGTATGCACCTTTTTGTGCAGGATATAGACAACAAGATTCTGTAGCATATTTTAGAGAGGAGAATGTAGACTATGGTAATAGTGATGAACATAATATGTTTTCACAAAGTCACAATTCTTTTCAAGGAGATTTTTTGCTTGATGATCCTTTTTTAGATGTAACAATAATTAGACAAAATAATGTTTTTGAAAATAGTTTATTTGATGAAGTATTAGTTTTTGATATACATAATGAAGATGTTTTTCATAATCATTCAGATTCTATGTTTAGAATGGATGTAGAGCCAATAGATACACAACAAGATCATCAACAACCTTATATAAATTTCAATACTTTTGAAGTTCCAGATCATGAAGTTTCACAAGTATTACCTCCTTTAGGTTCAGATTTACTTCTATCTGAATTAGTTGTTTTAGAAACTATATTAATAGATGATTTTCAAGAGCCTACAACTTTTGTTGAGTTTGATAGCATAGAAGAATTAGATGAATGGTTTGAAAATGAAAGAGGCAGACAAGAAGAACCTTACGAAGAAGTAGCACAAGCTGATGATAGACTTGTTAGAGAACAAAGAGAAGAAGTTATTATAGAGCAAGAAGTAGAAGAAGTCTTAGAAGATATTAGAGAAGAACAAGAAGAAGTCGCAGAACTTGAAGAAGAAGTTTCTGAAGAAGAAATATTAGAACTGCATGAAGAAGAGTTAGTTGCTGATAGTGATAGCAAAAGAGATATGAAATTAAATATAGTAAATAGCTCTATAGCAACAGCAAGTCAAAGTGTTAATTATGGTGGGCAAAGTTCTAATTCAGGAGGATATGGCACAGGTAGTTCTAGTTCTAATTCAAATGTTTACACTGGCAATAATAAAAACATATCTAGTGGTTCTATTTCTACAAGTAGTTCTCCTAGTATAAGTGATCAAATAGCTTCTGCCTCTATGCAAAATAATAATTTATTATCTATGTCACAAAATTCTGCAGATATGTCAGGTACAGGATCACAAGTAGGTGATAGTATTACTACAAGCTTTATACCTTTACCTACTGCAGATGGTGGACAAATGGTTATGGCTGAAGTGCAGATAAATAATTTACAAGGTGATATTAGTTCTGCTACATCAGGAGTTGTATCTGCAAGTGAGGCTGATGAAATAGCTAATCAGATAATAGAAAATAATATTAAGAATCAACAAGAAGAAATACAACAGCAACAACAAGAAACAGGAGAATATGCAGATCAAACAACTTTAGTTGCATATTTAGGTTTTGTACCTGGTTTTGATAGATATAAAGTTTTAGAGTTGCCTAAACAAGATACATGGTATGAGGCTAAAGAAATTTACAGTGACATAGTTATGAACGATAATATAAATGCCTTTTATGGTTTAGCAGGTAGTAATATAAATACTATGAATATCTTGATACAAGAACAACCAAACTTACAGGAGGAATAATGGATTGGTTTCAAAATAAAACAACACAACTAATAGCTCTAGTATCAATAGTCGGAACATTAGCTGGTTTTGGTTATACAGGTGCAACTTACATAAATAGACTAGAAAATTTAGAATCTAAGATTGGTGGTATTAGTGATAATGAAAATGAGGTACAAGCTATAGAAGAAAGATTTGTAGCTATAGAAACAAGTGTAGAATTTTTACAAAAAGAAATAGATGGTATAGAGATACCTAATGTATCTGAAATAGAAAGCGAGCTTGCTGCAATGAAAGTACAGCTTTCTGATTCTAAAGAAGATATACAAGAGTTAAAAGAAAAGCTAAAGGACTTAGATAAAAATCCACTAGCTAATTAATATGGCAAAATTTTGGGAGTGGCTCAAAAGTTTATTTACAACTTACTATAATTTAACAGTTAGTTATAATGCGACTTGGGGTGACAAAGATGATCAAAGTTTTGTAGTTATAAAGTTTTATGTTAAGAAAGAAAAACATCTTAAATTTAAAACAAAAAAAGGTGAAATAGTAGAAATACGAGGAGCTGAAGGTCTTAATTATAAAATAGAGGAACTATAATGTATCAATTTTTATTTGCAATAATACTATCACTTTCAGGTTTGTGTTATTACATTTGGAATGAGAACACAGTTTTAAAAGATAATAATTTAAAACTAGAAAATGCTATAGCAGAACAAAAAGAAACTATAAAATCTTTACAAGCTGATTTTGAATTACAATCTAATTCATTATTAGAAATGACTTTAAAAAATCAAGCAGCAGAAAGAGAGTTGAATAGATACTCAGAGTTTATAAGAAACTATAAACTTACTGCTAAGATTTTAGAAGATCCAATAGAAATGCAAAGGAAGATAAATAATGGAACTAAACACATTATGGAAGATATTGAAAAACTCAGTGGTACTGTTGATAGTCTTGATGATGGCTTGCAGTTGCAGTCTCCTTCCAACTAAAAATATAGAAGTACAAACAAAGCCTATAGACAGAAAGATAATACAACCTGTCATGCCTAGAGAGATAGATTTAAGAGAAGTCAAATGGCTAACAATTACTCCTGAAAATTTTGAAGAACAATTTGCAATAATAGAAGAGCAAGAAGGTGAATTAGTTTTTCTAGCTATGACAATACCTGATTATGAGTTAATGGCATATAATATGCAGGAGATAAAGAGATATATAACTGAACTAAAAGATGTAGTTGTTTATTATAGAACAGTAACAACTACTCAACCTAAAATAGAAAATGAGTAGCAATATGAAAATTTCAGAAGAAGGTAAAAGTTTAATAAAAAAATTTGAAGGCTGTGAATTAAAAGCATATAGATGTCCAGCAGGAAAATTAACAATCGGTTATGGTCATGTTAAAGGTGTTAAAGAAGATGATGAATGGTCACAATCACACGCAGAACATATGCTTGATATAGAGCTAGAAGAATACGAGGGCTATATAAATGACTACGTACAAGCTCCCTTATCACAAAGTCAATTTGACGCCCTCGTAGCCTGGGTTTATAACTTAGGACCAAATAGTTTAAAACAATCTACTTTATTAAAAGTATTAAATGCTGGTGAGTATGATGATGTACCAAGAGAAATCAAAAGATGGAATAAAGCAAACGGAGAAGTTTTGCAAGGATTAGTAAGACGTAGAGAAGCAGAAGCACTTTTATTTCAAGGTAAAAAATGGCATGAGGTGTAATTATGGCTTTAAGAAAATTTGTATTTCAACCTGGCATAAATAAAGAAGGCACTAACTATTCTAATGAAGGTGGTTGGTTTGACGCAGATAAAGTAAGATTTAGAAAAGGTAGACCTGAAAGAATAGGTGGTTGGGAAAAACAAACAAGTAATTCTTATAGAGGAACTGCCAGAAAAATTCATGTCTACAATACAATAGATCAAGATTACTATAATATTTTAGGTACACATAAAAAGTTGTACGCTCAACAAGGTACAACTTTTCATGATATTACACCTATAAGATTAACAACTTCTGCAGGTGATCCAACTTTTGCAAAAGTAGCTGATGATTCTAGTTTAATAACAGTAACTGAAAATGGTCACGGAGCTACTGCAGGTGATAGTGTTACTTTTAGTAGTGCTGCAAGTTTAGGTGGCAATATAACAGCAACAGTTTTAAATCAAGAATATGAAATAACTAGAATTTTAACTGTAAATACATTTCAAATAAATGCTAAAGATACCACTGGTAGTGAAGTTTTAGCTAATTCATCTGATAGTGGTAATGGTGGCTCTAGCACAGTTGCTGTTTATCAAATTAATAGTGGTCTAGATGATTATGTAAAATCTACAGGTTGGGGTGCTTCTACATGGGGTGGTCCTGCTTGGGGTTCAGCTACATCATTAAGTTATACAAATCAACTAAGATTATGGAGTATAGATAATTTTGGTGATGATATTATAGCTTGTCCTAGAGGTGGACCATTATATTATTGGGATGAATCTTCAGGTTTAAGCACAAGAGCAGTTGCAGCTAGTAGTAGAGCAGGAGCAAGCAATACGCCAACAGCAGTATTACAAATAATGATGTCAGATATAGATAGGCACGTCATAGCATTTGGTTGTAATCCTATAGGATCATCTACAATAGATCCATTGCTAGTTAGATTTTCTGATAGAGAAAATGCTGTTGATTGGACACCCACTGCAACAAACTCAGCAGGTGGTGTACAGTTATCTTCAGGTAGTTATATAGTTGGTGCTATAAAAACTAGACAAGAAATATTAATTTGGACTGATTCAGGTATAACATCTATGAGATTTGTAGGTGCACCATTTACTTTTACATTTAATGAAGTAGCAAATGGTATGTCGTTAATATCGCCAAATGCTGCAGTTTCTGTAGGTGGAGCTGTTTTTTTCATGGATAATGGAGCTTTTTATATTTATGGAGGATCAGCTCAAAAATTGCCATGTACAGTATTAGATCATATATTTAGTGATTTTAATTTAGATCAGTCTTACAAAGTCTTTGGAGCAGCTATACCAGAACATAATGAGATTATATGGTTTTATCCTAGTGCTAACTCTTCAGAAGTAAATAGATACGTTATTTATAACTATTTAGAAAAATCTTGGAGTATAGGAACTACTAATGATGGTTTTACAAGAACAGCTTGGAATCCAGCATATTCTGAACAATATCCTTTAGCAGCTAGTAAGTTAGATAATACTGATGATAATTATTTATATAATCATGAATTTGGGCATAGTGCTGATGGTTCTAATTTTACAGCTTTTATAGAATCTTCTGATTTTGACTTAGATCCAGATGGAGAAAGATTTATGTTTATATCTAGATTAATACCTGATTTGCAATATAGAGGAAATAGTGATGATGGCAGTACAGTTAGTGTAACCATAAAAGGTAGAAATTTTCCTTTAGAAAGTTTATCTAGTTTACAAACTATTTCAGTAAATCCTACTACTAAATTTGCTAATACAAGAGCCAGAAGTAGACAAAGTGCTGTTAGAATAGAAAATACATCTAATTCTTTTGGATGGAGATTAGGTGATATAAGATTAGATTTAAGAACTGATGGTAGAAAATAATGGCTGAAAAAACTAATATACCTTTACCTATAGCTACACAAGAATATGATGAATTAAATGAATCTATAAATAGAAGAACTATAGAACAGGGATTTCAAGATATAAATAGTGAGGTAGGACTAGTAAAAAAAGCACAAGATCCGATAACTTCTAAAGCTATACGAAGACATCAATTTTTACTAATGGGAGCAAAACATGGCTGATAGTTTAAAAGTTTTAGCACAACTTGATCCTGCTGCTACAACCACTACAACTCTCTATACAGTGCCAGATAAAACACAGACAACAATAAGTTCTATTGTTGCTGCTAATAGAACAGGCTCTGCTATAACATTTAGATTAAGTGTTCATGTAGCAGGAGCTGGAGCTGATGATAAACAATTTGTTTTTTATGATAAATCAGTAGCAGCAAATGATTCATTCGCTATAGTGATAGGTATGACACTAAATCAAGCAGATGTTTTGAAAGTGCATACTAGTGCTGTCGATATGAGTTTTAATGTATTTGGTTGTGAAACAACTGAGGAAAGATAATGAAAGATAAAAATATAGAACAGCTTTTTAACATAGCAGGATATTACAAAAATACAGACGATATAGATACTGTTATATCAGACTTAGAAGAACGTATAGATTATGTTTTTGCCAAAGAAAAAGAGGCAAAAGAATCTAAAAGTGCACTACCACCCTATAAATCTAAACCTTTTATAGTTTCAGATAAAGAATTTTTAGAGAGATACCCTATACGAGAAAAAAACTTACCTATAGCACCACCAATAACTGCAGTAGTAACTAGGACAGCTATGTCTGATGAAGATAAAATAAGAAATTTTTATTTTGATGATGATAATAAACCTATAAGAAGCACTTTAACTACACCATTAGAGGGTTTAGGAAGATTATTTGATGAAGATATGGGAGTACCACGTATTATAAATAAGTCTAGAGTAGACGCTATGCAAGAATTATTAAAAGTATTAAGAAAACAAAAAAATATAGAAAAAGAAAGTTTTCAAATGGGTGGTTTAACTAATATGCAATCAGATATACAAAATATAGCAGAGCAAGGTCGTTTTGGAGATAATATGTTAATGCACGTTAATCCACAAGAATTATCAGGATTAGCACAATTAGGAGCATTAAGTTATAACCCTATTACAGGGCTACCAGAGGCTTTTAAAGCAAAAGATTTACTTCCAGCTATAGCAAGTTTTGTAGGAGGTCTATTTGGCGGTCCAGTAGGAAGTGCTGTGGCTTCAGGAGCAACTACAGCAATAGTAGAACAAGATATTACAAAAGGAGTTTTCGCAGGTTTAAGTGGATTTGCTGTTGGTCAATTTTTAAAAGGTGCTGGAGAAAGTGCTCAGGCAAGTATGGAATTTGCAGAAGCTGGTTCAGAAGCTGCAAAAACAGCGTTAGGAGAAGGTTCTGACATAGTAGCAGAGTTAGGCACAGAATTATCCGATCCACAAAAAAGACAAATAGTTGGAAAAGCATTTCAAGATACAGCAGAATCTTTAAATAATTTATCTGCTACAGGTGTACAATTCCAACCTTCAGGAGAAGTAAGCAAGAATATATTTGCAAATATTAATGCACCAGTTCCTGAAATAAATCCTACTACAGGAGAGATTATAAGTAGAGATCCAAATGTATTTGATGTAACTGGTAGATTAGCAGAATCTGCCTCTAGACCAAGTGTATATATACCAGCAGCTGTGGGTGCAGGTGGTAGAGGTATTATAGAATCGCAAGAGGCTCTTCAAGCATATTTAGCAGGTTTAGAATCAGAAGAAGAAAGAACTAAAAGATTGCAACAGCAATATCCTGAAGTGCAACCTGTTTTATTTGCAAATTCTGGAGGTCTTACTTTTCAAGAAGGTGGCAATGTAAATGGTAGTGGAGAAGGAGGAGAAGAAACAGAAGCACCTGACACTGATAATGTTACAGCAACACAAAGATTTCAAGCTAATATACCTATAGGTTTTATGCCAGGATTTAGTCCAGAGCTACAATATTTTGGTAATGTAAATCCATCTGCTAGTGAATTAGGTAGTGCATTATCCTTTTTTGAAGGAGATACAATAGGTTATCAAGGTGATAATCCATATGGCTACGGAAGAACTTTTCAAATTAATCCTTTAGTGGCAGAGCCTTTTGCTCCAACACAACAACAAAGTTATCAAAATTTTTATGGCGTTTCTGCTGGTTCTATCAATCCTAATTTACCTTTTAGTGTAGGACCAGTTGCTAACGCAGGAGCAATATTTGCACCACCACCACCACCGCCACCGCCAAGCGATCAAACACCTGCACCAGCACCAGCACCTACACCAGCACCAGCTCCAGCACCTGCTCCAGCACCTGCTCCAGCACCTGAACCAACACCAGCTCCTCCACCTGAAGATTCAATCATAGAAAGTCCACCTGATGATACAGCTCCTGTACCAGCACCTGAACCAACACCAGCACCTGGTCCAGGAGATGAATTATTAGCAGACAATTTTATTTTATCTGAAAATGAAAATTATCAAGATTTAGATTTTGGAGATAAATTAGAAATAGCTAGAAATTATGGTGGTATTTATTTTGATAGTGCAGGTAGACAATTTAAAATGCCTGTAAGTAGTTTTGAATACTATAGAAATTTTGGTATGAGTGATGGTAAAAGCACTAGTTTAAAAGAATTACCGCCAAAAGAAGAAAATCCAGGATTGCATAAATTACCAGAAAAAGTAAGAAATAAAATGGGCTTTATGTCTATGGGTTTATCTACTACTTTAATGTCTGATCCTTTAACACAGGCTGTAATCGCATTTTATTTAGGAGAAAATGTTGATGATATTGTTTTGCAAAGATTTAGAGATAAGTATGGAAATGAAATCTTACAAGATGTGCAGAATGCGGTAAAAAATGCAATTCAGTCAAATCCACAGACAGAGGGATTAATTCAAGGCAATAATCGTGGAGGCATGGAAGATGATATTGGTGGTATGATTGGCAAAAATCAGCCAGTTGGTTTATCTCAGGGTGAATTTATAATACCAGCGGATGTTGTTTCTATGATAGGAGATGGTGATACTAACTCAGGAGCTAAAGAATTAGAAAATATGATGAATGCTGTAAGAACAGAAAAGTATGGTACAAAAAAACAAGCAGAACCTTTAGATACAAATATTAAGGACATGGTAGTATGAAAGCAGTTGTAAGACCTTATCACAGACAAGATGTACATCAATGTATGCAAATAGCTAAAACATTTCAGGAAAATAGCACTTTTTCTAAATCAGGCTGGAATAATGAAAAGTTTTTTTCATTATCTAATTATGCTTTACAAGATGATTCAGATGTTTTTGCATATGTTGTAGATATAGATAGTAGAGTTATAGGTGCTTTTGTGGGAAATATTAGTGAATATTATTTTTCAAATGAAAAATTAGCACAGGATTTAGTAGTTATATTTTTACCTGAGTATAAAAAAGATTCACATATGTATTTAGATATTATTATACCTAAATTTGAAGAATGGGCTAAATCAAAAGGTGCTGTAGAAACTTGTATTGGATCTTCTACAGCTTTAAAAAGAAATAGATATAAAGATTATTTAAAATCTAAAGACTACAAAGATGTAGGATTTATTATGAAAAAGGAGATATAGAGTATGTGCGGAGGCGGAGGCGGTGGTTCACAAGCACCAACAGAAACAACTGTAACACAAACTAATTTACCAGAATACGTACAGCCGTATTTTGAGAGAATATTAAAAAGAGCTGAGGCTGAATCATTACAGCCTTTACCTACTTATGGTGGTCAAAGACTTGCATATTTTTCTCCAGATGAATTAGTTTCTGGAGCTATGACAAGAGGTTTTGCTACTTCAGGAACTCCAGCAGAGTTTGGTCAAGCATTTAGTAATTTAGAAAATGTTCCTACTAATTTTGGACAACAATATTTTGCTAGTTCAAGACCTTCAGAATACACTGCAGGTGTAGCACCCACAAACTTTAGACCAATAAATTTTGAAGAGGGCGTGAATAGATTTATGTCACCTTATCAGCAAGGTGTTATTGATATAGCAAAAAGAGAGGCTAGAAGAGAATCAGATATAGCTGGAGGTAGAATTGAAGACGCTGCCTCACAAGCTGGAGGTTTAGGCGGTTATAGAGAAGCAATATTGCAGGCAGAAAGAGAAAGAGGTTTAGGTCAAAGATTATCAGATATACAAACTAGAGGTTCACAAGCAGCGTATGACAGAGCAGTGGATCAGGTTGCACGAGAAAGAGCTGCAGATATAGCTGCTGGTAGATTAGATTTAAGCGGTTTTCAAATAGGTGAACAAGCTAGACAAAGGCAAGAGCAATTAGCACAGCAAGCTTTTGCCAGAGATGAACTAGCAAGACAGCAAGAAGAAAGAATGAGATTAGCAGGTTTAGAATCTGCTGGTAAATTAGGGATAACTAGTGCACAAGCATTACAAGATTTAGGAAAATCTAGACAAGCAGATAACCTTGCTAGAATTGCTGCATTGAGAAATCTAGGAGCACAAGAAAGAGCACTTAATCAAGCTGCTTTAGATATAGGTTATGAAGATTTTTTACGACAAAGGGATTTTACTGGCAGACAGTTAGGTTTATACAGCAATTTATTACGTGGTGTACCTGTAAGTCCAGAAAGAACTGTAAGTACTTTTGCTCAACAGCCTGGTTTGTTTCAGCAACTTGTAGGTGCTGGATTATCAGGATTAGGTTTATATAGAGGTTTATCATGAGTTTAATAGATAGAGCTGCTGAATTAGAAACTATGTCACAACAAGAATTAATTTCTTTAGTAAATAATCCATCTTCTATATATCCAGAGTTTATAGTTTTATCAGAAATTCAAAGAAGAAACATTAATAGAAAAAAATATGAAGCTGATTTAGCAAAACGAAATAGACCAGAAATGACTGTAGCTGAAATGAAAGTTGCAGAATTACAAGGTGGTATGCCAAGAGATCCCTTAGTCTCCCAAGAACCTTCCATGACTGGCTTATCGAGCATACCACCGACTTTAAACATGGCGGAGGGTGGTTTTGTAGGAATGCAACAAGGTATGTCTACGCAAGATATTCTTGATTTTATAGAAAATAATCCAGAACGATTTTCTCAATTTTCATATAATCCAAATTTAGGTGTTCCAATTCCTACATTTGACGATACAATTGAAAAGTTTTTGAGTGTGCAAGCTTCTGGATTACCAGGAATTACTAGAGAAATGGCATTAAACGATTCAACCATAAGTGTAAATGATTTGACTGCAGAAGATAGAGATAGCATAGATAAAGGAATAAATCCTTTTACAGGTGAAAGAGCTTTTTTTAAGTCTAATAATCCTAATATGCCTATTGTTATTGCTAATAGTGCTGAAGAATTTGTTAATTTACATAATAAACGAGTATTAGAAGATAATACTAGAGAAGATGTAGGTGGTTTAACATATGAAGCAGCTAATATTTTAGATGTAGATCCAAAAAAATTATTAGAAGATCCAATAGGCACAGGAATTGCAGGTTTAATAGCTTATAGAGCAGGTAAAGGTGCAGTAGGTTTAGGTAAAAAACTTTTTGATAAAATTCCACCAGGAACATTTACAAAAGTAGGTGAATTTATAAAACAACAAGGTCAAAAATTATTTACAAAACCTGGCGGACCAAAAACATTTGGTGGTTTAGATGATTTACGAGCATATAATCTTTTACAAGATGTAGCAAAAGGAAGGTTTAGAGTTTTTTCTCCTGGCAGGACAGTTGCAACTGGTGTAGCTACAGATTTAGTAACAAGATCAGCAGGAGCAGGTGATGTAGGCGATTCTTTATTTGGCAGAGCTGTTAATGTTGTATCAGGTCTTTTTGGCGGTGATGATATTTTTGAAAGATCAGAAGATAGAGAAGAAAGAGAAGAAAACGAAGCAAATGAATTGCTAATAAAAAAACAAGAAGAAGAAGATAGAAAACGTAAAGAAAACTTACAAAAACGATTAGTAGGTTTAACTGGTGAAGATGTAGTTATATCTGATGATTCTAATCTTGTAGGATTAGATGATTTAGTACAAGCAAAAAATCAAAGAAATAAAATGATGACTGATGACGATAGTCTTTTAATTACTCAATTAGGTGCTGTAGTAGCAGGTTCTAGAAATTTAGCAGATTTTTCTTCAGGTTTAGCTGCAATATTTGAAAACAGAAGAAAAGAACAACTTGACAGAGAAGAAACTAGAGCTACTAGAGAGACACAAGAGTTACAAAGACAATTAATTCAAGCACAAATAGAGCAAATTCAAGCAAATATAGAAAATCAACCAAAAGAAAATTTACAAAAGTTAGGTAAGACAATTTTTGATTATATGCAAATGTTTGGAGAAGATCCTGAGTTTGCTAATTCACTAAAACTTATATTAGATAGGCTTATTGTATTAGAAGAGATTCCTTTGGGTGTAGATGAATTAAGTCAATTTGAAGCAAATTAAATAATGGAACAATTTACAGTAGCAGGCAAAACTTATAATGTGCCTACAGATCCAAAAGAAAGAGAGAGATTTGTTCAGCTAGTAAAATCTATACATGGTGTTGATGTTGATCAAACTAGTGTTTTAGGACAAATAGCAGAAATACCTAAAGGTTTAGCTAGAGGTGCTTTAGGTATTGCTATAGATGTGCCTTTAGGTTTGTCATCTTTATTAGATGTTGGTAATGATGGTCAAACTACAACTTCCTTGCGTGAGGCTAGTAGAAGATTAAGAGAAGATAGTCCTTTTGCAGCAGCTAAAGGCTATGAAGATACTTTTACAACAAAACTTTCTGAAGGATTTGGATCATTTGCTCCTTTTTTCGGTGCAGGTTTAGTAGGTAGAGCTTTAGCACAAAGAAAGTTAGTAAGTCCTATTGTAGGGCAGTATGGTTTACCTGCAGCTATAGCTGTTCCTGCAGGTGTTTCACAACAAGCAGACAGAATAGAAGCAGCTAGACAATTAGGAGAGGATGTAGGACCTTTTGCAGAAACATTTGCTGAAATAGGCGGTGGTGCAGTAGGATTATCAGAAATTTTACCAGTTTCATATATTTTATCTAAAACTTCAAAAACTGCTTTAAAAAACAATGTTTTAAAAGAAAAAATAAAAAGAGCATTACTTAGTGGTGGTGTTGAGGGTGGACAAGAGGTTTTTGCTTCTGTAGCACAAGATTTAATAGCTAGAGGTTTATATAGTGACCAACTACCAATAGGTGATAGTCTTTTAGATGAATTTACTATAGGTGGTATAGTTGGTGCTACAACAGATTTTGTTTTAAATAGTTTTGCTGGCAGAAGAGGAATAGCTAATGCAGAATTTTTAGATAGAGAACAAAGAGCAAGAAATAATAGAGAAACAATTTTATCATCTAAAAAATTTGAAAAAGCTACAGAACAAGGAATTGTTTCAGATATATTAGAACAGCCTGATCAAATACCACCAGATATTCCTTTACCAGCAGAAAGGCAACCAGAACCTAATTTAGTTATTTTAAATAATACTAAAGGCACTTTTGATTTATACAATAAAGATACTAATGAATTTTTATTACAAGATATAGCTACTGAAGCAGAAGCTAGAGTTGAAAAACAAAAAAAATTAGACGCTTTTGCTGTAAATGATGTAAAAGCTGAAATAGAAAATGTTTTATATATATTAGGTTTACAAAAAAGTTCTACAGCTACAGAAGTTGGTAGCTTATTATTAGATAATAATTCTACTAGAGTTTCTCTTAAATCTTTATTTAATTTTAATCAAAGATTGTCAGAAAAAGATAGACAAAATTTATTAAAAAGTCCAAATTTTGAGAAAAATAAAAATAAAACATTTAGCTTTGAAGAAGCTGTAAAGCTTGCAAATCAAGGTAAATTATTAAATAAAAAAGAATTAAATTTATTACAAAAAAATTTAGCAGATACAGTATTTAAAAAATCTGAAGAAAATGGTTTAGGTTCTATAAGAGATGATAAAAATAAAATAAATACTAGTGTTGCTTATATAAAAGATTTAATAGCAAGTAAAAATATAGATATAAAAAGTCTAAAAGATCCAGCTGTGCGTTATTTTGCAAAAGCAACTACAGGATATGCAGAAATTTCAAAAGCACCTGTAGGAGCAAAACAATTATTCATAGCACGCTTACATTCCCTCCCTAACTTTAATATAAAAGTACCTTTTCCTGATTTTTCCCCTAGAAAACATAATGCAGTAGATGTCGCTAATTTTGTGTCTAATTTAAATGATAATTTATTTACTTTAAAAGATTTACAAAAAATAGGACCAGAATCTATTAGGCAAAACGCTTTAGATCAAAAAATATTTTTAGAGGATTTATTAAATAGTGGTCGTGTAGAAAAAGTTAATGGTAATAAATATAGACTGGTTAAAGATTTTGCTTACAACATAGCTAGACGTGCTGAAGGTTTTAAAGAAACTCCTGAAGAGTTTGGCAATCGTTTAAGACAAGAAAATGAACTTTCTGAAGAGGCAATAAAAGATTTAGTAGAAAAAGAGCAACTAAAACAAAGTAAGTTCTTACCTCCTGCAGAAATTGTGCCAAAAATGATCAATTTTGACGAGGCTATAAAAAAAGGCAGACTTAATAAATTTGCTAAAGAAGTAAGAAAAATGTTAGACGTGGTTGGTTTGAGAGAAACTGGCATTGTTATATCTGATGAATTATTGTCTACAAGAACTTTAGTAGAAAAAGAAGATGGCACTATAGTTCGTGATCCTGAACAGGCTAAAAATATAAAAGGAGAATACGATAAAAATACAGATATAATTTTTGTATCTTTAAATGCTATAAATCCTGATGGCACAGCTAGTGATTTAGAAATACAACAAAGAATTAATAAAATAGTAGATGGTAATGTTATAGAGGCTCTTAGAGAGAAAGATTTATTTACTGAAAAAGAATATCAATTTTTTAGAAATTACATAAGAAGAGCAAAAGTTCCATTATCTTTTGATAAAAATAATGCAGGTATTAGTTATTATCAACGTTCTTTGCGTAAAAATTCTAATAAAGCTGCAGAAATGCAAGCTTATGGAGCAGGTAAAGACGCTTTAGAAGAAATGTATGTAGAAAGTGCCATAGCAGATTTATATAAATCTAGGTTTTCACCTGCAGATGTAGCTCCAAAAGCAGAAAGTATTTTTGGCAAAGTAGAACAATTTTTTGATTTACTAGGCAAAGCTGTAAAACGTTCAGGTATGAAAAGAGCTTCAGAAATTTTTTCTATTATAGAGGAAGGAAAATTAGGTGCTAGAGAAAGAGGTGAAATAAGAACAACTAAGGAGTTAGATAGATTAAGGCTAGATGATGAATTAAGACCAATTTTAGAAATAGATGAAACTTTAGAAACAACAGAAGAAAAACCTGTAGAAGATGAACCTCTATTAAAAACAGAAATAGAGCAAGAAACCAGTAGGAGAGTTAATAGGGGGCAAGTTTCGCCTATAGGTCAGGTTACGGAAATTACTCCTGATATGACATTAGAGGAAATAAAACCTCGTTTAAAAGGTGGAATATATAATCTTTTAAAATTAACTGATAAGCAAAAAGATCAAGACTATAAATATTTAATGGATAATATAGTTAATAAAACTCCTTTAGAAGTAGCTCAAATTTTATTTAAGAATGCTCCTAGTAAAGACTATAGAATCATAGCTAAAAAAATAGTTGATAGATTAGAACAATTTAACAAAATAGGTGTAAAAACATCTTTTACAGTTATAAAAGATAACAATGATGTTTTACCATTATTCGATAACCAACACTATGGAAAAGGGCGTTCACTTGGTTTTGTAGCAGGTCCTGCTTCAAAAAATTCTTTAGCAGCAGAAATACAAAGAACAAAAAGTAATCAAAAATTTGCTTCTAGATTTGAAGAATTAACAGAAGCTTATTCAGGTTTTAGATTATATATTAATGATCTTGCATTTAAATCTGACGCTGTAAATTATGAAATAATTTTACATGAATTAGTGCATTTAGCTACACAGGGTTCAACTTCTAGTATGAATGCAGCTATATCTTCTATGAAAGAGATTCATGAATATATGCTAAAGACAGGCATTATAAAAAAAGTTGGCAATAATAATATATTTGAAACTAATGAAAAAAGTGAGGGTTTAAAACCAAAAGTAGCTAAAGATTTTATAAAGTATTTTACTGCAGATAGAGGAAGAGTTAATTTAAAATTTCTTGAAAAATTAAATATAAAAGGTGGTCGTAACAAAGTTCTTGTTGATTTTATAAATGTTACTGAACAAAGCACTGGAGAAAATATAAATCCAAATGATATAGGTAAAAAAACACAATATTTTACTGGTGTTCTTGAAAGATTTAAAGGAGTTAAGGATGATCTAAGACAAAAAATAGCTGCAGAACAAAATTTAAAAAAATCTACCGATCAATTATTAAAAATACAAAAATCTATAAAAAAAGGAGAATTAAGTTATTTATTAAATAATGCTAATGAAAATGTTCTACCTTCTCTAAATACATTAGCAGCTATTTTAGAAAATGTTAGTCCAGTTGAAATTATTTCTCATTATGCTTTACAAACTTTAGAAGTTAAAACAAAACAAGAAATTTCAGAATTAATGTTTGCTTTTAATATGATACAAAATGAAAATGTTAAACTGGAAGTTTTTGAAAAATTGCAAGATCAAGCAGTTATTTTTTATAAAACTGGAAAATTTAATAGCAGAGTAAAAGCAAGATTACTTGAAAGTGGCAGATTATTTTATAAAAGACGTCAAGAAGTAGAACAAATATTAGCAGTTGCACAAAGATTTAATCCTGAAGAATTTACTGATAAGTATATAGATAAAATTTTAAAAGAGGGTTTTAAACGTGATAAATTTAATTATACAGGTAAAGAAATACCTATTGCGATAAATGTTGATCTAACACCTTTAGCTTTATTAGTATCACAAGAAAAAGTTTCTGATGTTCTTCCAAATGGAGACATTAGAATGGAAAAAAAATCTAGAAGTAAACCTTTTGTACAGCCAGGAATTACAGCATTTAGAAAACAAAAACCTGATTTAGATTTAGCTAGAAAAGTAGAACAGCAAAGTCTTGAAACTATGTATGGTATAAGCGGAACATTTAATCAACTTATTACTGTTAGTCCAAGAAGAAAAGTCGATATGGATAATCGTGGTCATTATGAAATGCTGTTAAAAGAAAGAAAAAGAACATTATCTAATGAAGATTTACTTGAAGAATCTGTACAAATTCATGACAGAAGATTTGTTTTATCAAAAGGTTTTAATGGCAGTAATGTTCAAGAATTTTTAGCTGTTGGTCTAACTAATAGAGGTTTTCAGGGTTTATTAAAAGAAATAAAATTAGAACAACCTCTTCCAATTTCTGAAGAGAATTTTTTAAGTGAATTTGTAAAAGAAATTTCACAACTCTTAAATATCCCTGTCGATACTAAAAATGTTTTTTCTAATTTTTTAATTTTAAGTGAAGCTTTAACACTATCTAAATATGCTGGAGGAACTTTAGGTTTACAACAGTTAGTTGGTGCATTTGGTACGTATAAGAAAGCTAAAAGGTATAGTAATCTTGGTTCACTAGATCCTCCATCTAGTCAAAATGTTGAAATTGAAAGAAATTTGAGAAAAGCTGAATATGATGTTAAAAGCACACCTTTAGGTCAGATACCAACTTTTAATTTAAATGCTTCGGATATTGCTATAAATGCTGCGATTAATTTTAATAATTCTGCTGTTCCAGAACAAGATATTCCTTTGCCAAAAAATGAAGCTGTTGTACCACCAGAATATGCACAACAAGTAAAAGATTTAGGTTATGAAAAACCTGTAAAAGTCTATGGTGAAAGATTAATAGATTATATCGAAAATCCTATAGCTAGTATAAAACAACAATTTTCAACTATAAGAACATCTATTATAGATAAATATGATGTAATACATAAAGATATTTTAAGACAAAAAACAGAAAACGAAGAAATAAGACAATTAGAAAATACTGCAGATAGTTCTGCTATGGCTAATATAAGACTAGGTGAAAGAGCAAGAGGTATATATCAAGGATTATTAACTAATGGTTATCCAACTGCTTTAATAGATGGTCAAGAGGGAGCTACTAGAACACAGGCTTTAGAAATAGAAGCTAAATATAATCCTTTTGTTGCTCCAGAAAAAGCAGATGTAATAAATGAAACTACAGGAGAAGTTTTAAGAGAAGCAGGTAAAACTTATGGTGGTTTTATGCAAATTACTGCTCCTTTATATGCTGATCCTACTATTGATCGTGAAGCTATATTTGCTTTATATAGAAAATTAAAAAGAATAGATAGTTTTGATAAGCAAGGCAAAAAAATTACTACGCCAAGAACAGAAAAAATGAAAGAAACTATGCGTAGTATAGAAAAAAATTATCCTAGTGTAGTAGAAGTATCAAATAATTATGATAGATGGAATAATAAACTTATAGATTTTGCAGTTCAAAAAGAAGTTTTAAGCCCAGAAACAGCTAAATTATGGAAAGATCATTCATCTTACTATCCTTTTTATAGAAAGATGGTAGATGGTGATCTAGCAGGACCAAACATAGCTGTTGGTGTATTACCTAATAATCCTTTAGGTATAAAAATTAAAGGTTCTGAAGATCCTATAGATACAAATCCTATAGAAGCTATATCAAGAAACTCTTTAGCAATATTAACTGCTGCATTAAAAAATGATGGGATAAAAAAATTAGTAAGAAATTATAGATTAGAAACTAAAGGTAAAGATGTTGATAGTGCAGGACATCCTAATACTATAGCTTTTTTTGAAAATGTGCCTAATGAAGCAGGAGTTATAGAAAATAAAAAAGTTTTTTATCAACTTGAAGATAAACTTGTCCATGACGCTTTAAGAGGTTTAGGCGGAGTTAGTACTGATGGTGTTGTTGGCATATTAGCAAAACCAGCCTCATTTTTAAGGGATACAGTTACTAGAGATCCAGGTTTTGTCGTTGTAAATATTTTAAGAGATACATTGTCATCTGCAGTTACATCAGGAGCTACTTTAGGTGGTGACGGATTTGTGCCGATTATAGATTCATTTAAGAATATGATGAAAGATGTTTCTGAACTAGAACAGTTTGGTATTGTAGGCGGTTATGATTTTTCTAATGATGAAGGCAGTATAAAAGAATTTATAGATAGAACAAGAAGACAGCAAGGATTATCACTAGACAATGGTTTATCTGCAAAAAATGCTTTTTTTAAAGTTTGGGATGGTCTTGGAGCATTAACAACTAAATCAGACGCTGTAACAAGAAAAGCTGTCTTTCGAGCTGTTTATAATCACGTAAAAAAGAATGGTGGTACAGAAGCACAAGCACAATCAGAAGCAGCTTATCAAGCTCTAGAAATAATTAATTTTGGTCGTAGAGGACTATCACCAACTTTTAGAATAATTACCTCAGCTATACCATTTTTAAATGCAAGAATACAAGGTTTAGATGTTTTATTTAGAGCATTTACTGGTCAATACTCTTCTATAGAAAAATTAGAAGCTGGTGAAACAATGGCTGATGTTCAAAATAGAATTATAAGAACTGCTTTTTTAAGAGGTGGAACGTTAATGTTAATTACTCTGATATATTACGCCTTAGTAAGTGATACAGAAGAGTATAAAAGTATGCGTAGAGAGGAAAGAGATGATAACTGGGTAATACCTTTACCAGGAGATATACCATCAGTAAAAATTCCTATACCTTTTGAAGTAGGAGCTATGTTTAAAGCTATACCAGAAAGACTTTTAGACGCTTCACCTTTAGGCAGACAAATAGAGGGAGATCCAACAGAATCAATAACAAGACAAGCAGGAACTTCTTTAAATATACCATTTTTTCAACCAGGAGCAGGCATACAAGTTCTAAAACCTATAGCAGAAGCTATGGCTAATAGAAATAGTTTTACAAATACAGAAATCGTACCCTACTATCAATTAAAATTAGAAAATGTGCTACAAACTCGAAAGACTACCAATAAAGCAGTAGAGGAATTTGCTAAAACATTTGGTTTATCACCCATAGTCACAGAGCACGTTCTTAGAGGTTATGGCGGAACTTTAGGCGGATATGTTTTAAATTTTGCAGACATAGTAGCTAGAGGTGTTACAGGTGAAAACTTAATACCTACCAACCTCAACAATCTTCCGTTATTAAGAAGATTTTTCCGTGATCCGAATATTTCAGGAGGAGGTCTGCAACAACAATTTTACGAATTAAGAAATGAAGTAGATACAGCCGTAGCTTCTATGAACAGATTAAGGGAACAGAAGAGATTTGATGAACTTAGGGCATACAGGAGCAATGTAAAAGGATTAAATGACGTTAGAGGTCGAGTGAGGGCTTTAGAGAGGTATTTAGACGCATGGCGAGATAGAAGAGATAGATTGTATGACAGAGATGACATATCTGCCTCTGTAAGAAATGATTTACTTATTGAACTAGAAGCTGAGAGAGATAGAAGACTAGCAATAGTTCCTGAATTAAGAAAAAGAGCTAAAGCTCCAATATTTTCAGGGCTTTAACCTTTATGTAAAAACAACCTTGTTTCTTCATCATATCCAAGACTTTTCAACCTATCTATTTCTTTTTCTTCTTTAAAAGGTTTAAGTCTAAAAAAACCCTCATGCTCAGGATATTTGGCATGAAACATACGAGCATAGAAAGATATATAGTTATTGTTTATCTTAAACTCCCCACCTTGTGTTTCAATCTCTTCATTCCATCTTATACGATTTACTATTGCCCATTGAGAATAATTGTTTCTTCCGCTATTTATAACGTCTAAAGTATAATCTCTAAACTTTTCCCAAACCTTAGGATTATTTTTGTGCCATTCCCACCATTCTTCTTTTCTTTCTTGTAATATTTTTTCATAATGATCTATCAAAATAACCTCCCATTTTACGAACCATCATACCAATCTCCACATATCAGTATGCAATCCCATGCTACATACTTATATACAACTATTATTAAGAAAACTAGAAGTAGAATTATCCATTCTAGTACTTTTATTGTCTTTTTTATCTTTGCCATTTTGCATTTCTCATATTTATTTTATAACCCTGTACCAATTTAGGATATTTCTTTTTACTAAAAGACCTCTCACAAATCTTACAAATATCTAGGTACAACACCTCGTAATCTTTTTGAAAGTGCCTATACAAAGTCAAATGTAATCTTTGTTTGCATTTTTTACACACTTTGCCTTTTTTTGTATCAAATTTAGTGTTATTCATCTTTCTCCTTGAAATCCAGGAAAAAACATAGACTGGTAAATATTTTTATTAACGGCAGGATATAAACAAAATTTATAATTCATAATGATCTCTTAAAATATTTTTTACATCTTCTAATAAACTTAGCTCAGATCCATATGCGTTTTCAAATCTTTTTTTATAGGGATGTCTGCTTATAGGATGTTTGTCATTGCCCTTTCTGTGATGTTCAAAACACAAAGGTAATACTTTTAAATGACTATCTTTTTTAGTTTTACCCTCTATATGATGTATTTCTGCTGGCACATAACCATAACCGAGATTTCTGCAAACAATACAGCCTATCTGAGAAACTCTGTCCATGTGCTTTCTTTCAGCTTTGTTTGGTGTCCTTCCTTTTAGTGCCATGATCTTTCTTGCCAAAGATACTATCCCAG